AAGGCTTTGACGGTTTTTACAAAGTTTTTATAAATTTATTAGCACTCACTCTTGAACAGTGCTAATTTGATTGTGAACCTTAGTATTTTCGGTACTTTCATAAATTAAATTTCGATATTTACATCAAGTTTACATCAAATTGAAAAAGTTTGAACATTGCGTATTGACATAAATATGACAGTTTTTGGAAAGTTTGTTGACGGTTTTACCGTCTTTTTTTATGCAAAAATATAATTACAAGGAGGGATGCTTATGTTATCCGACAAAACCTTAGAGAAAATTTTTGCACGCAAAGAACTGCAAAGACTTGACATGGCAACGCAGGCGTCGGTTGTGAAAGCAATCGAGGAAATTTTGGAGGAGGAAAAACAAAATGCAGATGAACTACAATCCGTATCAGCAACAGCAACAGCCGATGAATTATAACCCGGTTTTTACCAATTATCCGCAGATAGCACAGAACATTCCGCAGAGAATCCAGCAGGAACCGCAAATAATGGGGAAAATTGTACAAAATGCGGAAATGATAACTGCAAATGATGTTCCTTTGAATGGATCAGTAGCATTTTTCCCAAAACAAGATTTATCCGAGATTTATGCTAAAAGTTGGACTGCCGATGGTGTGATTCGTACAATGACATTTAAACCGATTCAAAACGAAGAGGTTGGCAATTTATCGACTGAAAGCACGGAAAGCCAAATAGGGGCGATTTTGAACGTTACAGACGGTTTAGAAAAGACCTTGAATGAGATTATAAGCAAGATTGATAATTTGGAAAAAAATCTGGCTAAGCCGGCAACGAAAACAAGAAGTTCTTCTGCTAAAAAGGAGGATGAATAATGAATCCTATGCAATTGATGCTAAATAAAATGATAAATTCTCCGCAAGTGCAACAGAATCCAATGGCTAAAAATGCCGTAAATATGTTGCAAAACGGAGATTCAGAGGGGTTAAAAAAAATGGCAGAAAATCTTTGCCATGAAAAAGGAATCACTACAGACGAAGCAAAACAAACAATAATGAGTATGTTTAAACAAAATTAGTACATTTTGGGGTGCGCACACAATAACCGGTTTCCCATTTGTAAATAAACACAAATGGAGGTACACAAAATGTTCAATTCAGCAAACGTTCCAAGTCTTGCCGATATTGCGGCAGTTACTGGAAACAACAAAAACGATGGAATGTGGGGCGGCGACGGCTGGTGGGCGATTATCATCTTTGCGATCATCTTTGGATGGAATGGTTTTGGCAACAACGGCTGGGGCGGCAACGGCGGATCTGCCGGTGCTACTGCGGCGGCTTACACAGATTCCGCAATCCAGAGAGGATTTGACACACAGTCTATCCTTGGAAAATTGGATGGAATCACTAACGGCATTTGCGATGGTATTTATGCTGTAAACAATTCCATGCTTACAGGATTCAATGGAATCAACACAAACGTCATGCAGACTGGATTTGGAATCCAGCAGGCAATCAATGCAGACACTGTAGCAAATATGCAGAACACAAACGCATTGCAGGCACAGCTTGCAAATTGCTGCTGCGAAACTCGGGAAGCTATTCAGGGCGTAAACTACAACATGGCACAAAACACTTGTGCTTTGCAGAACACCATGAACACCAATACGAGAGATATCATTGACAGTCAGAATGCTGGCACTCGTGCTATCTTAGATTATCTCTGCAACGAAAAGATTTCTTCATTGCAGGCAGAAAACAACGATCTCCGCAGAGCGGCATCACAGGATAGACAGTCCGCATTGCTTACTACAGAGATTGCTTCACAGACACAGCAGATTATCAACGCAGTACGACCAACTCCGGTACCTGCTTATCCGGCATCTAACATTTATGGTTATGCAAATTGCGGATGCAATTCTGGATGTGGCTGCTAATCACAACAAAATAAGTTTATCTTAGTCCGAGATTAGTCTAATAGGACTATGTCTGCAATAGCAGTTTTATCGAAGTTACTAGGGCAGACCAAGTGGTTTGCCCTTATTTTTTATGATTTGGAGGTATAATATTATGGCAGAATACACAGCAATAGCATTACAGAGTGTCGCACAAGGCGAAGACGTAGCATTTACAGAGACAGCGACAAACGGTTCAAACTGTATCGTACACAGAAACGGATCTGGCATTGTCAAACTCCGTGGAATTACAAACCAGTGCAGAGCAAGATTCCTTGCTAATTTTTCTGGAAACATTCAGATTCCTACCGGTGGAACAGTTGAAGCAATTTCCATTGCTTTGGCAGTTGATGGAGAGCCTTTGCAGGCTACAAAGATGATTGTTACTCCTGCGGCGGTTGAAAATTTCTGGAATGTTTCGGCGCAGGTTTATATCGACGTACCAAAAGGTTGTTGCAGTACCGTAGCGGTACAGAACACTTCCGGACAAACAATTGAAGTCCAGAATAGCAATCTTACAGTTGTTAGAGTTGCGTAGGAGGTGGACGATATGGATATCAAAAGAATGCACTGCATGATTGAAAAAATTTCAAAATGTGCTGATGAGCAGTTGGAACATGGTGTTGAAATGGCTGACACAGAGGAAATGGGAAAAGTCATAGACATGATGAAAGACTTATCAGAAGCCATGTACTACAGAACGTTGACAAAAGCAATGGATGAATCAGATCCAGAAGAAGTTTTGGAAATATTCGAACGTTACGGAGACGTCGGCAGAAGACACTACGACCATTATCGCTATGCAAACGGCAGATTTGCCCCAAAAGGTTCCGGTACATATCGAAGAGGATATGACGAACCGCCATATTACCACATGACACCGGAAAAGTATCATGAAATGGAAGATATGCGTGACATGGACAGAAATAAGCATGGCAGAATGTACTACACGGAACCGTCTGGTAATATGCACATGAACGAAAGCAATTACGACCGGACAAAACGCAATTACACAGAAACAAAAGAATTGCATAAATCAAATACTCCGGAAGACAAAGAGCATAACATGAAATCTCTGGAAACATACATGGCAGAACTTGCAAGAGATGTTTCCGGGATGGTAAATGATATGTCACCAGAGGAAAAAGCACTCACAAAGACCAAACTTACGGCTCTTGTAAATAAGATTCAGTAAACTATCGGCTGGGGATAGAAATGTCTCCAGCCTTTTTAGGAGGGATAGTATGTTTATTATAAACGGCATTTTATGGAATTTGATTTTTGTAAATCCAAACGATGAAAGATTGATTCGCTCTGACGGCTTATATTCGCTCGCAGTGACCGATTGGAATGAAAAAGGTATATTTGTATCAAAAAATCCGAAAGGCTCTTATTTGCGTAAAATAATCGCTCACGAACTATGCCACGCATTCTGCTTTTCATTTGGTGTACATATGCCAATGGAGCAGGAAGAGTATTTGGCTGACTGGATCAGCATTTATGGCACAGATTTGATTTATCTGCTTGATGATATCATGGTTAGCATGAAGAAAGGGAAATGACTTTGAAAGAACTAAATTTTATTTTGGAATACATAAAAAGGACGAATCCAGAGATTACATAGGAAAAATTACGGAAAATTCTCAAAAATTCAAATAAGTATCTTGTCTCTGCGCTTGCAATAATTTCTAAAAAATGATAAAATTTTACAAAATATTTAGAAAAGGGATGATTCTATGAAATTGAAAAAGGGCAGAAACAAAATTACAATCAAAGAATACCAAGAAATCAGGTATATCTTTGATATTGGAGAGGAAAACGTAAACCATAAAGAAACGTTAAACATACTTGACAAAATGCTAAACGGAGAAAAAATCGAGGAAAAACTAGTGGTTTCCAAGTTTCGAGACAAATATTGTGTCTTCCGTGGAAACAAAACATTTATAGCCATAAACGACCTTTTGGACTATGGCTTAAAACGAATACCAATTTTTGACAAAGACAAAATTTTGGGCTATGAAATTACCATTATGGTTGAATATAATTGATTTCTGGTGGACAAAATTATGAAAATATGGTAAAATTGTGTAAAAATTTTATATGGGAGGATTTCATTATGGCAATGATTAAATGTCCAGAATGTGGCAAGGAAATCAGCGATAAAGCCGAAAAATGTATGAACTGTGGAGTAGAACTCACAGATGAATTAAAATTTGCAGGCTATAAGTTGATGCAAGCGAAGAAAGAGGATCACCAATACGGACTTGTGGCAATTCTTTTTGCATTGTTAATTCCAATAGTTGGATTAGTGCTTGGTATTGTTGGAGTGGTAAAGAAAGAGCGGTTTTCTGTTTACGCAATATTCATGTCCGTTCTTGCCTTTATTCTCTACTGGTACATATACTTGCAGTGGTTTTTCGGTTAAAAAATCCAAAACCTTTAAAATAAGGGCGAATCATCAGTTCGTTCTTATTTTTTTTGAATTTTTTTCAAAAAGTGCTTGACTTTTTGTGCCACATAAAATATAATTTAATTGTGCCACAGAAAGTGAGGTGTTAGAAATGTCACCACGCACAGGAAGACCTAAAGCATTGTTGCCAAAAACAATAGAGGTTAAAGCAAGGATTGATGAGAAAACAAATGATAGGCTTAATCAATATTGTGAAAAACATAACGTTACCAGAACGTATGTTGTAAGAAAAGGCATTGAAAATGTTTTAGACAATGAAAAAGAGTAGTTTTCGCCCTGGAAAGCATTAAACTACTCTTAACCGAGATTCCTCTCTATGCAATATTTTAGCACAAAGGGGAGTCTCTTTCAAGAATAATTTGAAAGAGAGGTAAAATATTCATGACAAAGAAAGACAGAATGGAACTGGAAACACTTAGAAACGGCAGAAAGAATCAGTTGAGAGGGATTATATCTCAATTGTTATCTGAAACCGAGAATGAAAGCATTTTGCGTGCCATTGCTATTACGTTGGCTACAACGCAGGACAAAGCCTTGAAAGATGAAAGAGACGTTTATTCGATTATCGAGAAAGGCGGTGTCGCATTATGAATGGAATGATTACAGTATAGAAAGGATAAAATGATATGGTAGAAAAATATGAGTTACTTGCAAATGTTGTAAATTCGGAAACTGTAGAGGAATCATTAAAGTTGTTACATGAATGCCAAAAATACAGAGACGACGATGTGTTTGAATCTTTGTATCTTGCAGTATCAATTTATGTAACTGAACGTAGATTTAGAGACAGAAGGAAAGGTGAAAAAGATGAATGATTTGCCAGAAGTAAAATATAATAATGTTCTCGTTGTTACATCAAGTCAAGTTGCAAAAATGTACGGAACAACAAACCAGATTGTTTCAAAGGACTTCAACAGAAACAAAAGTAAGTTCACCTACGGCAAGCATTATTTTAAACTTACAGGAGAGGAATTAAAGAAATTCCGAGGTACACAATTTTGTGGTCGTCAAAATGACTATTGCAAAAATTTGTGTTCGTCAAATAGTCCATTACAAATTTCAAACAAAACAAGAGTGCTTTATTTGTGGACTAACAGAGGTGCTTTATTACTTGCAAAGATTATTGATACAGATATTGCTTGGGAAGCATACGAAAGACTTGTGGACTTCTATTTTGAAAAGAAAGACGAAGCAACACCATTGGCACAGATTCCAGACATACACAGTTACGCAAAGCCAGTTTTTCAGACAAGCAGTACAAAAGTGCCGAGGAATGCTAGTTGGTACGAAAGAAACCGACGCAGGATGAATTACTTGGCACAACGTAGCCAAAGGCAGACAAAAGACGTTTACCACCACATACTGAAACGGCTCGGAGAAGAGTTTGACTTGGATGCCGCTAAAGAAATCTACACAAGAGAAAAAGGCTATCCACCAAAGTATGCAATGGATGTCGTGAGTTATTTTCCAGAACTTGCTGAACTTGCCGAAATTCATCTTGGCATCATGGAAAAGACAACGGAGAAGTCGATAAGAGATGCAAGGAGAGCAAGAGAATCAAGGGAAGAAATGGAAAACCAGTAAAATTTAAGGCAGGATCCTAAAATGGATTCTGCCTTTTCCAATTTTGCAAATACGAATTTCGTACGCGCAAAAAAATTTTGCAAAGAAAAAATAACCCCCCTAGGGTATAAACAATCCGAAATTTCAGAACGAAAAAATTTCACATTTTCGATATCTCGATTTTTTAGTCAGTTTTTCAGAAAATCTCAAAAGTGAAATTCAATCGTCCAATTCCGGCATGATCTGGCGCGCACGAACTTCTATCACGTGCCGCGTCTCCAAGTCCAGCGACTGGAACGTCGGGACCATCCCAAAAGATAACACCATAACAAGCGCGGCAAATGCGTTTGCGTCAATCTCCAGCCTTTGCCGATTGTATGCGGTTATTCCGATTTCTTCGGCGGTTTTATAGCCGCCAAGCCAGTATTTCTCATTGGTTATATACTGCCAAAGGTGGCGAAGTTCATGCGCTACGGCAAAATAATAGTCTTGCTCTGTCTCCATACGGTCGCATAAATACAATGTCGGCACGTTCTTTTCAATTGCCAACACTGCCATCCTTGTGTTATTTTCGAATACGCGAAAATCGTCCGAAATGTTCGGGACTGGAATTTCCAGAACAGCACAAACCTCGCCTATAAACTCTTTCAAGTCGTCATTTATCATTTTATACCTACTTTCGGCACTTATAGGCACGATCAGCGATGCCAAACGTGCCTTATAAGTTCTTTTCGTTTCTAAAAATATAATTGTTTTTCATTTACGGTAACTGTTGAATTTTGGAATCTGAAATAATACTCATCTTCACCTTTTTTATAAAGACGGCGTGTGTATGATTTGCCATCTTCCACAAACACAACGTATCTTTCATAACACGCAATAAATTGTCTATATCTTCTCATAACTATCATCCTTTCTTTACTCGTCGCAAATTTTGCAACGTAATTTTAACCCCCCTGGGGTAGTTTTCTTTCCAGATTTCAAACCGAAAAAAGTTCACAATTCCGAAAATTGCGTTTTCTTGTTCGGTTTTTTTAATTGCTACCAGAAGAAACCCAACCGGCAAAGATTGAGCCGTTCGACTGGAGCCGTTCGGTGCATGGTTCTTCATGCCCTAATTATACCACATTTGGCAGACTTTTACAAGCCAAAAGGGCGGATTTGCCGCCCTTTCAGGCAGAAAATCAAATAGAAAAATCGCCCTGCAATCCGGTTGACACGTACGCGGATCCGTCTTCGCGCTGAAAGACAACTCCGGCTCCATCTTCAAACGTCGACCACACGAGCCAGCCGCGCGCATCGCTCCCGCTTCTTTTATATAGCGGCGTAACACCGCTATTTTTTTGTTCGATTGCGTTTGCAATCGCTTCTTTTTCGGAAATAATTTTATTTCCGCTTGCAAAATGCAAAATATATTTTTTTTCGTCCATGAAAAAACCTCCATATTTTCAAAATTTCCCGGTCATTCGGGTAAAAGCAATCCGGGGAATCGAACCCCGGAAAAATCCTTTCTTTCTTGCTGTTATAATTCCGAACTTTGTTTTTAGATGCGGACTTGTGACCGCCTGAATTGGTTATGGTGGAATAATGCAAAACAGAAAAGCCCCGAAGGGCTAAACTGTTTTTTATTCTTCAATCTCATCTTTCCAGTTTGCGTCTACTCCACTCCAAGGAGTACCGAAATGACAAACACCCAAAATGTACAAATCTAAATCCTCGCAATAATAAACGAGTTCTTTCGTGTATTCCTTTAATCTTTCCGCGTCGCTTGAATCAATGATAAAACACTGGTAAACATCGTAATAATAATCTTCTTCTTCGTCGTAGTCTGTCCCGTTTTCAATTTCAAAACAAAATCCTTTTGCGGTTAACTCCTGCATGATTGAATTGTTCATAACTAAGTTATCGCAACAAAAATCAATCATATCTTTGTAAGTTGTTCTCTCTGCCTTTAAATTCTCAAAAAATTCTTTTCTCATTGTCTTTTACCTTTGCCCGTGTTATAATTGGGCTACCTTTCTTTTTTGATTGGTTCCGCTCGGTTTGTCTTGGTAGGATGCCGGGCGGCTTTTTTTGTTTAGCCTATCTCATCAGCGCCGGGAGGCTATCCCGCGGCGGACGCTCCGAAGAGCGTTTCGAAATTATTTTTCAACCGGAACAACGACGATCCCGGAATTATTCATTTTTTTGACTTCTTCGGCGGTCAATTCCTCAGTTCCAATCTGGAAGCCGCCAACAAAAATTTTATATGTTTTCATTTTCAAGATCTCCTTTCCTTAACTTCTGATACAATTATAACACGGATATCCGTGTTTGTCAACACTTAAAAAGGTGTTTTTTAAAAAAATGTCAACATTTTTTTCGGTTGACATTTTTTTATAAAAATGTTATTATTAAAAAAAAGAAAATGGAGGGAAAGAAAATGATCAGATATAAAAAGAACATAATGGAAGAGTTGAAAGAACGCGGCTACAGCAGTACGAGGATACGCCGCGAAAAAATCTTAAGCGAATCCACCATGCAGAGGCTGCGCCGCGGCGAGCCGATCGGATTGGATGCGGTTAATTCGATTTGCATAATTCTTCGATGTCAGCCCGGCGACATTTTGGAAGTCGTACCAAGCGACCAAGAAAAAATAAAGTTTTTTTAAAAAAAACTATTGACAAACACCGATATCGGTGGTATACTAAATATATCAAATAAAGAAAGGCACATCGTTCTAACTGGTGTGAATGGTGGTTATTATGAGAAAGTTTAATAATTCCGAAAAATTAGCTGGTGAATTGGCAACTAGAAGCCTTAGCGATAAGGCAGCAGAATTTTACAATGGAACGGATCCGCTGGACGTATTCGAGTACGAAGAGGACGGAGCCAAGTTATACGCTTATTCCGGAGCCTTTGGAGAGCGTGACGGCATGACCTTCGAAGAACTCGAAAGTGATTTCGAAGAAATGTATAAAATGTCTTTTGAAGATTTCCAAAAAGAAGCACTCGCAGAAAATGGAGTACAAAACGACAGTGGCACCGTATGGGTGGAAGTCGGAGGATTCCAATACAGTATTGGAATTGACGAGGTTTTAGATCACAAGGAGACCGAGCCATTTGAAGCATCTTCATTTTTGGAAGAAAATCTTGATGCGGACGCGTGGGAAGATTTATACCAGAAATATCTGGATGAGGACGGAATAGAATTATAATAATTTTTGGATTTCCAAAACAGATAAAAAGGACCGTTTCGGCGGTCTTTTTTATTGCCTAAAATTGGGAAAATTAAATGGGGCAAATTCAGCAACTTAACGAACAGAATTACAATCATTTCACAAGCAGAAATGCAATCAGAAAAGCACCGCCAAAGTACCGACTTTTCGCAGTTTCCAGACAAGGGAAAATTGCAATTTAACGAACAGAATTACAATCATTTCACAAGCAGAAATGCAATCAGATTACAAACAGAACGAAAGAAAATGAGAAAAAGAAAAGAAAGAAGCAAAGAAAAGAATAAAGAGTAAAAGAAAGATATTAAAAGAAGTAAAGAATATATATATATTATATAATAACCTTGAAAATCTCGGTTATTATATAATATCTGTCGGGCAGACCCGACCGCGACAGACCGCACCAAATAAATTTTTTAAAAAAAATAAAATTTTTCATTGACAAATGAGCAAAAAAGGGGTCTATTAAAAGTATAGGACAACACAAGCCGACCAGATCAGACCAAAGCGGACGAGGTCGGATAAGATAGATCAGATCAGACAGAGCCGGGCAGAATAAAGTGGGCTGTACTGGAATCATTCAGGAGGTGGCTAATATGGCAGAAAATGGAAATGCCGAAAAAATCGAATTAGAACAGATTGAGGCGGAGCAGATGCCGGAAGTTTATGACAGCCAAATAGCCGCCTGCATAGATGAATATTGCAGAATGAAAAAACCGCCTATAAAAGACATGAGCAAAGAACCACAGAATATCTGGAATGGTGCGTTGATGTATGCAAACAGATGTTTGTTTAAAGACAGGGATATTTTAAGGGATAAACGAAATATTGAAATCCCTGGAGCAGTTCAGAAATCTAACTGCAATAGATACGACATATCAAAGCTGGAGAAGATATTGGAATCATATGCCTATTTATGCGTTATGAATGATAAAGAGATATCAAGGGCAGGCTTTTCATTTCTTACAGGGATTTCAAGTGATGTGATTAACGCGTGGGCGACGAATAAGCCGGGGAGATTAAGCGATGCCCCTTATCGCCTCACGCAAAAAATAGACGCTTTGCGTGAAGAATCATTAAGCGCCAAACTGTCAACGGCAGGAAATAAAGCAATGGGGATTTTGGCAATCCTCAACCACCAATTCCGCTGGAATCTGCCAGGAGTATCACGAGAGAATGCCCAGCGCGCTTCATTGGGTGCAGCTGATTTACCAAAACTTGGAGAATCTGCACCGGTTCAAGTGTTGGAATCGGCAGAAAAACAAGATATAGTGGCAGAGGAAGAAATGACCACTACATATTGACTTACTCTATTTGACAAACTATGGTTTGTCCAAGAGAGCGAAAGAAAGCAAACAAAACCCGAACAGATGAGCGGACGCGGCGGAGATTTTAGCAGATCCGCACCGAATGGACTGGAAGAGGGGGAGGGGGTCTATATACGAACGTACGTTCGCCCTATTAAGTCCCCCCAATATCCCCAAAAACAAAAAACGGAGGTTGAGCCGAATGAGAATAGTTTCACAAAGCCAAGATATATCTATCCCGTTAGACAGAGCAGTGTTGAGACGAGATGGAATGACAATAAATGCCGAGTTAGAAAACGGTAAAAATTATTTGCTAGGCGCGTATGAATCAGAAAAAGCCGCGCAGGAAGAATTTAATCGAGTGAGCGCACTTATAGGTGCTGGACACTTGAACATAATACTAGGTAGTTAGAATTTTTTGATATAACTTGTCCTTTTTCTTTACACCGTGCAGGTCGGTCAAATGTCTGTACGGTTTACGGGGCTTAGCCGAGTTCCAAACTGTGGAAATCAAACACCGAGATCAGCGGTGCCGTGACAGTCGGTATTTGGTTGAAATACCTTTTTCATAATACCTCATATTTGATTTCTGCTGTGGCGGTCAAATGTCATGGCAGAATTTAGGCAGGTTTAATAGTTCCTCCCTATTGATGATGTGAAAATCAAGTTTTGCTTTCCAGAGCGGTGCCGTTACAGTCGGTGGTTTTTAGAGTTTCTCATTACATGGGGAAACACTCCTTTCTATGATGTGTGTGCGTGCCTTTTGTCATTTTCATCACGCACACAAAACGGATTGCCGCATACTTGGCTGGATGCATTTGGGAAGAGATGTGTCTGATCTCGTGGGGTAAAAGGTTCGAATCCTTGCAATCCGATTATCGCCTAAGCCGAGTAAACGACACGGCGATATACTTTGGTAGTGGTGACAAGGTGTCAGTCTACTAAAAAAAATCAAATAAGGACAAGCCAAGGAATTATTCAGATTAAACAATCTTTTCATCGTTCATGACTTGGCTTGTGTTGGATGATGCAAGGGGCAGGCAGCGTATTTTTATTCTTTACCGAGATGTCAAGGATCCTGATATATTAGGCGAGCATGAATTTATGTGATTGTTGCGCGCAAAAGGTCAGCCGTGCGGTTCAAGTCCGCACTCATCCAAAAACATTGCCGTTGGCCGGCAGTATAAATGACATTGCTTTTAGCAAGCATTTTGAGATTTTGAGCGTCAGAAAAGACGATAAAATCAAACGGTGCCAAATGGCACCTATGACCGTATCTAAACGACACACTACTGTAGTTGGGCTTTATCTACTGTAGTGAAAAGCCCTGGATGCGGTCATTATGCAAGTGTATATGCCATGAGGGGCAATATTAAATTATGGGTTCGAATCCCATCACTTGCTTTGTTGCCTTATACTATCAGGGCAACAGAACCCCATTCATTATATTTGCATGGTCGTTGCTGGAATCCGGCAAGGTAAGAAATCGGCAGATTCGCCATGCAGATTCCGCAAATTAAAGGAGTGAAGAAAAATGGCAAAAGGCGTACATAAGATTGACAAGGAAAAATTTTATTATGCGTACAATCAATGGGCGCAATGCAAAATGAGTATGACAAAAGCGGCAAAGTACGTTGGAGTTAGCCCGCCAACAATCAGCAAATATTTCTGGAAACTTATAAATGGAGAAGAGTTTCCAGATAATTTGTTTTAAGGGGCAATGTGATTATCGGTAGAAAGTTGGTGTAGTAATGGCAGAATCTTTAAGTAAATTAGCAGAAAAATGTAAAAGTTGCCCTAAATCTGAAAAATGTGACAATAAAAGAATGGAGTTATGCGCTTTAGCGGATTTGCCACCACAAAATCTTGCAAGTGCTACACAAGGTATTTTGATAGACAATATGCAGCCTATATTGAGGGAAGAAATAAAAAGTCCTTTAAGTCCATTTAGGTACAAAGACGAATTAGAAAAAGCACTAAATGATTTCCATTTTGGAAATATCTTTATGAACGGTTCTTAGAAAGTTGGTGTTAGAATGAATGAAGTTGATATTTTAGGAACTACATACACGATAAGGGAAGAAACATTAAAAGATGAAGAGATTGACGGCTTTTGTGATTATTTTAATCGTGTAATATGCATAAGGGGAGACAATTACAATAATGTCGGAAATTTTAAGAGACTTCAAAATCAGTCGCTTAGACATGAAATTGTACATGCTTTTTTAGCAGAAAGTGGTTTGCAAGCAAATTTTGAACATGCACAAAGTTTTGGACATGAAGAAACAATGATTGATTGGATAGCGATTCAATTTCCAAAGATTGCAAAAGTTTATGAAAAATTGGGTATTTTGGAAATTTGATTATGTAATAGAAAGTTGGCATGTAATGAATAATTCTGAAACAGATTACCAAAAAGGAATAGATATATCAAGATCCGCAGTTGAAAAATACGCATTAGAAAACTACGGAGTAAAACCTAAAACATCATTTGAAAGAATGGCAGTTGCACAAGACAAGGTATTTAGGACGATACGCGAGGAATATATGAAAACTCAAAAAAAGTAAAGTTTGTGGAAGGATGAAACATCAAAAAGAATGGAACACTTGCTATAGGTGTGGCGCAGAAATAAACGAAAATGAAAGAAGTATGTTTCTGAAAAAGGTTTATAGAATAAGCGGACTTTTAGTTAGAAAATATGCTTATGAAAAGGTAAATGCCTTTGATTTATGCCCTAAGTGCAGGAAAGATTTTGAGAGGTTTATGAAAAATGAGTAAAATTGTATTGATAATTGCACTCGTGATTGTTATAGGAATTGTTTTTTATGTATGGCGACGTAAAAGAAAGCAATCGGACGTGTTTCTGGAAAAATATGTAGAGAAAGACACGAAATGCGATAATTGCAAATACTTAAGCGATTGTATTGCAAACGGAAATGTTATAGATTGTAGAACGATTTCTGATGAACGAAACCATTATACGAGTACATTTTGTTGCCATAAAAAAGGAATAATTGTAGATGATTTAAGTTTTCCTCAAAGTGTTCTTACGGACACTACTGTAAATAGAGTTCCAAATAATAAAAATGATAACAGTGTCGGACATTGGACTTCCTCGTGGAAAAGGGATAAGGATGGCAAACTTAGTTGCTTGGAGTTCAAGAAAGTGAATTAAACCATTACCGGCTAACAAATGGAGTTAGTTGCTAACCTAAAAAAATTATAGGCGGAAGTAAACACACTTCCGCTTTCTGTGGAGGTGTATCTTTATGTCAGCCGAATTGCGGCAAAGAATCCAAGAATATGAAAATTACATAAAGCAAAATGGCATTGACGAAGATGCTATTGAAGCATACGTGCAGGCTTGTCAAGTAGCCATAGAGAGAGAAAAAGATATCAAGTATGGATTGATACTCACTAGTCGAGCAAAAGAGATTATAGAGCAATTTATCAAGGATTCCACCGGGGGAAATTCATGGGACCTGGAAAAATATTGCTTTGAAAACGATGTTTCATACGAAATCTTAGATAAATTGTATGAGGTTTTGCTTTTGGAAGCCAGAAACAAGGTTGTTGATAGTTTTTTCAGGTACATTGAGAAGAAAAGATTGCCGAAAGAGCGGTTTTATATGCCGCGGAGAAAGCAATTTATAAAAATTGGTCTTATAGATGCTTTGCAAGGGATGATAGATGACAAATACGACATTTTGTGCATATCTCTTCCACCGGGGACTGGAAAAGCGCAGCCAATGTATTCAAAAGTGCTTACACCGGACGGATTTGTGAAAATGGGAGATATAAAAGTTGGTTCAAAAGTTGTCGCTGGAAATGGGAACGTTGCCAATGTCGTTGGAGTTTATCCGCAAGGAAAACGAGATATATATGAAATGACACTTGATGATGGTTCAAAATGCCGTTGCTCTGACGAACATTTATGGACCGTCCAAAACAGAGAAGATCGTATATATGAATCTAAAACAGGAGTTCATAGACAAAGAACAATTACATTGTCTGATTTGATGAAAAAATTGACCGTAGAAAGCGGAAAACGGTCTAATTATTCAATCGACTATGTAAAACCGATTGATTTTCCACAAAAAGAGTTGTTATTGCACCCATATGTAATGGGAGCATTACTTGGTGATGGTGGATTGTCTGGTGGTTCGGTTCGATTTTCTACATCAGATATGGAAATTGTTGACAGGATGAACCGCTATCTTCCAAACGGATATAGACTCAAACATGTGTCGAACTATGATTACGCAGTTGTTGGACATGAGGGGAACAATACAAAAAATGGAAGCCTTGTTTCTATTGCATTGAAAAAATACGGATTGTTTGGCAAAAAAAGCGAAGATAAGTTTATACCAAATGATTATCAGCATGCTTCAAATGAACAAAGATTATGGTTATTGCGAGGTTTGCTAGATACAGATGGAAGTTGCGAAAAAACAAGTATTGAGTATACTACGTGTTCTGAAGAACTGGCGCAAAATGTCAAAGACTTGGTGCATTCGCTAGGAGGATATGTGCATGAAACAGTTAGGAATTCCGGATATAAAAAAGACGGAAAATTCATTGAATGCAAACCGTCTCATAGGCTAACGATACAGTTTTTCAAAGAAAACGAATCTGTATTTGCACTATCAAGACATAAAGAAAAATACAATCCACAAAGAAAAAATGTAAAGCGATTTATAAAGTCAGTTGAGTATATCGGTAGAGAAGAATGTCAGTGCATTATGATTGATGATCCGTGCCACTTGTATATTACGGATGATTATATCATTACGCACAACACGACGATCGAAAAGTTTTTCCATTCTGCCGTTATAGGCTGGTATTCGAACGGATATAACCTTTTTTATTCACATAGTGGCGACATTACCAGAATGTACTATGATGGCGTATATGACATCGTAACGAACGCAGACGAGTACACATGGAACGAGATATTTCCAAGGCTCAAAGTAACAAGCACAAATGCAAAGTTGGAAACGTTTAATGTAGGAAAGTATAAGCCATTCCAGTCTGTTCAATGTACGTCCGTTGGAAGTAAGAATGCCGGAAAAGTGCGTGCGAATAAATTTTTGCTTGTAGATGACATGATCGGTGGTATTGAAGAAGCATTAAATCCACTTTACCTTGATAAGTTGTGGGGAAAATATGCTGTAGATGCAAGACAGAGAAAGATTCCGGACGAGGATGGAAACCCATGTAAAGAGATACATATTGCTACGAGGTGGAGTGTCCGCGATGTCATTGGACGCATTATACAGGCCTATGAGGGCAACAAAAGAGTAAAAGTAATATCAGTGCCAGACATTGATCCAGTAACTGGAGAAAGCAATTTTGACTTTGAGTTTGGGGGATATACGGTAAAAGATTTTGAAGATATACAGTTACTTATGGACGAAATCTCTTATCGTTGTCTGTACAAGCAGGATCCAATAGAGCGAGAGGGCTTACTGTTTCCAGAAGATAAGATTCGACGTTATCTTAATCTGCCACACGGAGAACCAGAGATAATTACCAGTCAATGCGACACAAAGGGGAAAGGAACAGACTATTTTGTACTTCCAGTATTGCAGAAATATGGAGAAGATTACTATTGCGTCGATTGTGTGTGTGATAATACGGCGGATTATGAGATGCAGTATGAAAATTCCGCTAATGTGCTGGTGAATAATCAAGTGCAGGAATGCGAGTTTGAGAGAAATGCTGGTGGAGACCGCGTTGGTATGGAAGTAAATAAACGTGTCGAAAGCAAAGGATGGATATGCAATATTACAGACACACCGACAGAGACAAACAAAGAAGCAAGAATTTTCCAGTGTTCTAACTGGATTTTACAGCACGTAATATTCAAGGATCCATCATTGTATAAGCCTAACGAACCATACGGAGTGATGATGTCGTTGTTAAAACAGTATTCTGTTTCCGGGAGAAAGCAGTTAGATGATGTTCCAGATGTGTTTTCTAACTTTGCGTTAAGAATAACACAAGGTAATAAAGTTGCAAAAGTAGAAGCAACAGTAAATCCATTTAGGGGGTGTTATTGATGACAACAAAAGAATATTTAAACCAAATAAGCAGATTGAACCGAATGATAAATAACAAATTGGCAGAAATATCTCAATTAAGAGAATTGTCTTGTAGTATTTCTGCTGTGTCAACCGAAGAACGCGTAAGAAGTACGCCAAACGTTGATCGTATTGGAAACACATATGCTAAAATTGATGAAATGGAAAAAAATCTTGATAAGATAATTGATGATTTTACTGAAAAAAAACAAAAAATCATTAGTCAGATTGATAGTATGGAAAACGAAAACGTTTATAATGTGCTTTTTTCCCATTACATCGAAAAGAAATCGTTTGAAAAGATTTCCGTGGAGATGGATTACTCATATCGACAGACAATTCGGCTTCACGGAAAAGCATTGCGTCAATTTGAAGAAAAATTTGGTGATGAATATTTGTAAAAAAATAAAAGATGTCATGGAATGTCACATATGAGTTGTGATATTATTATACTAGGAAATAAAGAAAGTTTTTGGCATCGCGTATTGCGGTGCCTTTTTTATTGCAAGGGGAAAGGCATATGGTTACAGTATATTGTCCGCAGTGCGGAAGAAAAGTAGGAAGCCATAACGGAATCACAAAAATGAATCTGGCTTTTAATTGTAAAAAGTGCAAGAAGAGAATTTTGTATGACCCGGTAACGGCAAAAGTAACAGTAACGAAAATGCTTGAACGAACGACTTCAAGCGGAATGAGATTTGTTTAGGTGGTGTAAAAATGAACCGTGTACAACTTCAAGAGATTGTCAAAGGACAGTATGGACGAAAAATTGCATATACAAACGCGGAATCCATAACTCGTGACAATGTAGTTGAAGTTATTGGAAAATGTATTGGTGTGTTTTACTGGAATAAATCAGTAATAAAATATTTGTGGGATTACTACAAAGGGGATCAGCCAATACTTTATCGCCAAAAAATAACGAACGAAGATATAACCAACAAAGTTGTAGAAAATCATGCGTATGAGATTGTGCAGTTTAAGGTTGGACAGACATATGGGGAACCGGTTCAGTTTATCAGTAGGAAAGATGATGAAAAAGTAAATAAGGCAGTTGATACATTAAATGACTTTATGTCAGATGCTAACAAGCAGGAAAAAGACATTAAGGCTGGAGAATGGCAATCCGCTACTGGAACATCTTTTAAAGCAATACAGCCTAAAAAAGGAGACATTCCTTTCCGGATAGTGGCACCAACACCGATCAATACGTTTGTTATATACAACGAAAGCACAGAAGAACCAATACTTGCGGTGCAGGAACTAAAAGATGAAAAAGGAAAATGCTATAAAATGGCATTTAGTAACACAATGTCATTTAGAATAGTTGATAGCAAGGTTATTGAATCAAAACTTCACACTTATGGAGAGATTCCTATTGTTGAGTTTCCAAATAACCATGAAAGAATATCAGATATCGAACTTGTTTCTGGTATTCTGGATTCAATAAACAATATGCAATCAAACAGAATGGATGGTATCGAACAGTTCGTTCAATACTGGGTTAAGTTTATAAATTGTGAAGTTGATGAAGAAACATTTAGAAAAATGAAAGAAAGCCATGCGTTAGTAGTAAAGTCCATAAATAAAGACAATAAATCTGATGTTGACATAATGACACAAGAATTGAATCAAAGTCAATGTCAGGTGGCAAAAGAAGATTTATGGGATAATGCTCTTTCAATTCTGGCAATTCCAAATAAACAGGGGAATACCGGAGGCGATACGCAGGGAGCCGTAGAATTAAGAAACGGTTGGGATTTCTCAAAGACAAGGGCAAAACTAAAAGATCCAATTGTTAAAACATCGGAAAAAAGACTTGCGGTAGTTGCACTTAATGTAATAAGACTTTCTGGTGAAGACCTAGGAATTTCTGTTAGAGATTTTGACGTGCAGATAAATCATAGTCCGCAAGACAATATGTACACAAAAGCACAGACATTGACCGTCCTTTTGCAAGCGGGAATACATCCAATTATTGCAATCAAAACGGTTGGATTGTGGGGGGACGCAGAAAAGACGTTTCTTTTATCGAAACCTTATATTGACAATATTTACAAAACAATTGACGATGCAGAAGAGCAGGAAGTTAAGGCCCAAAACATAGTGGATCAAATAAATAATAAGCAAAATGAAACAGTTACTGAGTAAAAGGTGGCTGTTTTTATTTTATAAAATATGCACCTGTGCGTTAAACAGGAGAAATCACATGTTGAGCGAACAACGTAAAAAAGCGTAGTGAACGGAGGTAATCTTATGACAAGAGAACAGGCAAAGCAAAATCTTATTTCAATTGGAGTTGAAGAGCCTACAGAAGATCAGATCAGTAATTATCTGAATCAATTGAATGGCGAGACCCAAAAAGAAAAAGATAAGACAAAGCAGTACAAAGAAAAAGCTGAAAAGGCTGATGAGTTGCAGGAAAAGATTGACGAATTAGAAGCTGGAAATCTTACGGAACTTGAAAAAGCAAACAAGGATTTAGAAACTGCTCATAAGCAAATAGCAGAAATGCAGAAATCTAATGCAATTAGAGATCAGAGAGAAGCAGCAATGACAAATTTTAAAATTACTGCGGATCAAGCGAAAACCATTGTTAAAGATGATGGAAGTATTGACTATGCAGAACTTGGAAAGATTATGTCCGAAAAAGAAACGGCTGCGGCACAGGCAAAGGAACAAGAGATTGCTCAAAATCAGGATATTCCGGGCGGCGGCAGTAATGGTGGAAAAGATGAAACTGAAAGTAAAGGCGCTGAAATGGCTAAAAAATACAATCAACGCTACGTAATCGAACAATAAGTTTGGAGGTATAAAGATGGCTTATATGAAAACTACCAGTTATACATCTGGTGTAAATATTTTGTCCAGTGAAGTTGGACTTGTATTAAAGACATTTGAAGGTACTAAGGCAATGGCTACTACGGTAGGCGATAAAAAAATAATTAAAGCCGGAGCAGTAGTACCTACTAACGATTCTTCTGCAAAGGGAATTGTTTTTGAAGATGTTGACATTACGGATGATGATAAAAAACCTATTTCCGTAATTGTTGCCGGCAGAGTAATTAAGGAAAATCTGCCTGTTACTGTTGACAGTGGTGCCGAAACTGCCCTTAAGGCGAACGGCATTTATTTTGATTAAATTACGGAGGTAAAGAAATATGTCTAGTGTATTATCTATGATTACAGACAAGGATAGACTGGATTTTTCACAGAACTATTCTATTGCAAGAAACTATGTTGGTGATCGTCTTTTCCCTGATATTAAGACCGAGAACCTTGAAGCAGAGTACGAAAGACTTTCCGAGGGAATGGATCTGCCTACTGCGGCTATGGTACACGCATTTGATACCGAAGCTGCTATCGGCGTAAGACCAGGATTTGAAAAAGTAAGTATAGAAAAACTGTTGATTAAAGAAAAAATCAACCAGTCTGAAAGATTACGCCAGTTACTGAATCATGGCGTAAGAGAAAGCAACCTGATTGACTATGTATATGACGACATGGGTCGGCTGTCTGATTCTGTAAAGACAAGAACTGAAATCGCAAAAATGGAGGTTATGTCTACCGGTAAAATGACTATTAACGAAAATGGTCTTAATTTTGCTATTGACTTCAAAGTAAATAAGTTTAAGGCACTGAAAGGCTGGGAAGATACTACTCATGATATTCTTGGTGATATTGCGGATATGGTCCAGATGGCTCTTGATAAGGGATATGTTGTCAATACTGTACTGACTTCTACCAAGATGAGATCTTATATGCTTAAGAACGAAGGAATCATGAAAGCTATTAAGGGAGTAAATTTTGTCGGAATGGCAATCACTCCTGCGGAAGTTTCAAACCTGTTGCTTAGCCTTTATGGTCTCACTATGGTAATTGATGATGATATGTACGGAATTGCCAACAGAGAAAATACCACAAGAACGCCTAAAAGATTTTTGCCGGATAACGTATTTACTCTTTATGTATCTACCGGAAACGGGAAAATTGGTACTGGGCTTTGGGGTGTTACTCCAGAAGAGGAAAAAGCAAGCGCATTTACAAGCTTGTCTCAGAAACAATTTATTACTATTTCTCAGTGGGCAACACCGGATCCTGTTGCTGAATGGACTAAAGCCAGTGGAGTATTTATTCCGGTAATTCCTAATCCTTATGGAATTGTAATCGGTAAACTGACCGAGGGTGAAAGTGGATTAGACACTTTGGTAGTAAATAGTTCCGCTAGCCAATCTACTACTGGATATACAAAGGTGACTGTTACTCCGGAAAAAGGATCAAACAATTCTTACAAGTATAAGGTAGCAGATGATTGCAAACTTCCTTCTTATCTCGGAAACGTAAAGACTTATGCAACATGGGACGGAGTTTCTGAAATTGAAGCGACAACCGGCAAAGAAATTATGATTATCGAGTGTGATTCCAATTACAGAGCAGTAAAAGCAGGAATTACCAAGGTAACAGCAAAGGATGACTAATAGGTGACTTCTATGGAAGAATATAGTATTTTAGAACAAGTCAAAATCAGATTAGAACAATTTCATATTGAGAATGAGGATGGCGAAAACAAAGTAGTATTCGACCACAAAGAAGAAAATCCGCTTTTAAATCAGTTGATTAAGCAGGCAGAGAATGAATTGATTGGCAAAAGGGTGTACCCAAAAGAATATACGGAAGAACAGATTCGTGACGATTTAAAGAGATTTAATGATGTCATAGTAAATCTCGTTGTATACGATCATTCACAGGCAGGAGAAAGTTTCATGGATTCTTATACAGAGAATGGAGTAAGCAGGAACTGGAAAGACCGAAACGACTTGTTTGTTGGGGTATATCCTTTTGTCAACTTTTTATAGAAGAATGTGCGTTACCATTTGGTAGCAGGCGGCATACAGAAAGTGGTGGAGGGCAGTATGCCAAAACAAGGAGATATGGAATGAAAGAATTTTTGTTACAAACTTACACAGTTGTGTTGCCTATTTTGTTAGGGTATATTGTTTGGCTCCTAAAGCAGCAGAAAAAAGACAGGGATGCAAATAGCAAAGGTACAATGCTTCTTTTGCGTGTGCAACTCATAGAATACCACGATAAGTACATGAAATTGGGAGAAATTCCAAGTTATGCGTATGAAAATTTCGTAGAAATGTACAACGCATATCATGCACTTGGAGGAAATGGAATGGCAACAAAAATGTACGAAGAGATAAAGGAAATAAGACTAAAAAATGGAGGTAAAGACTAATGGATTTTACACAAGTTGGAACTTGCATAGCAATCATAGTTATTTGCTATCTGGTTGGAATTGGTGCAAAACTTATTCCTGGCATCAAAGATGATTACATTCCGGTTATTGTCGGTGCTTTCGGTGGAATCCTTGGAGTGGTAGGATTGTATGTCATCCCAGACTTTCCGGCAAACGATATTTTGAATGCCATTTCGGTAGGAATTGTTTCTGGATTGGCTAGTACCGGAGTAAACCAGATTTATAAAAAGGTAAAGCCAAATGCTTAAAATCAATAAGCAGGAAATGACATACTCTTGCCTTAAATCAAACGTAAAAATCTACCAAAAAGATAAAGAGGGAAACATCATTTACTATGATGTGGATGGCGAAAAAATTCCGATGATTGAAAAGGAAATTGATGGTTTTGCAAAACCAAAAACCTTTTATGCAAGCATCAATAATAAACTGTCCGAAGTCCTTATGAAAGAGTTTGGTGTAGATGATTCCACTAATTATGCACAGATTGTAACGGATAAAGGGTATCTTCCAATCAAGGCAGGCGATTTGATTTGGAAACGTTCGGAAGTAAAATATGATTCAGATGGTTTCCCAGATCCAAAATCTGCTGATTATACCGTAAAAGGTGTAGCAGATGAGGGATTGACAGTTGATTTATTCCTTTTGCAAAGAAATGTAAAGTAGGTGGTTTTGTGGCAAAAAAGAAAATCAAAATGAACTTGTTTTCACAAAGTTCAATACAGGACACAATAAACCACTTGCAAAATTACAAAAACGAGTTGCGGGAAAAATGTGATGCTTTTGTGGCGCGTTGTGCGTCCGCAGGAGAGGAAGTAGCATTACAAGCGATAAATGAATCCCCTATAGGAAATTCAATCACATTTAAGGCAAATACAATGTCAGAGAACATGGGTTGTAAGGCTATTCTGTTTGCGACTGGAGAAGTAAAAAAAGTAGAGGGAAGAGAACCGTTTCATACGGTGCTTGCGGTTGAGTTTGGTGCCGGTATTCATTACAACAAGATTCCGAATCCAAAAGCAAATGAGTTCGGTTTTGGTGTTGGAACATATCCCGGACAGATACACGCATTTGAAGATGGCTGGTATTATCTTGGAGAAGATAATAAATGGCATTATACACATGGTGTCAAGGCAACGATGCCAATGTATAAAGCAAGTGCGGAGATCATAGCAAAATATAAAAAAATAGCAAAAGAGGTGTTCGGATAAATGGCAGAAGTTGATAATACATGGGCTTATCTTTTAGGTAAGAAAATATATTCAACAGTATCTTACAAGGCAGAAAAGATACTTAAAGACGACTATCCGGACATTCGAATAACAGACAATGGAAAGGCAAGCAGCAAGCCCAAATTTCCTACAGTCTACATACATGAATTGCCCGGACAGGAGATCGGGCAGACACTTGACGGACAAGACATAAATGGTGTTTTGGAAACGATTCAAGTTGATGTAACGACAAATACGGATCCATCTGACGCAAGAAAAGTCATGTCCGTAGTCGCTGACATATTTAAGAAGATGCGGTTTAAAGTAAATCAAATGCCGGAGTTAGATTTTGGCGAAGAAGTTTACAGAAGCACCGCAAGATTTCAACGAGTAGTTGGAGCAAACGACACATTATAAAGAAAAATGAGCCGAAAGGCTTTTTTTTATTAAATTAAGGAGGTAATAACAATGGCAGTAGCAGGATTAAGTACACTCGGCATTACTTTTGGTTATGGTGTTGAAACGACCGCCGGAACAAAGCCGACATCGTTTAAAGAATTATCCAGAATTAACGCAATTGGCGGTATCAATGTTGAAGCAGAACAGATTGACGCATCCGCATTAAAAGACGCAATCACTCGTTATATTCAGGGTAGAGCAGATACAGGAGGCTCCTTCCCAGTAACAGTAAACCTTACAGACGACACACAGGCTGAATGGGAAGAGGTATTTACAACCGCAGCTGGATTGACTGGTGGAAAAAGAATGTGGTTTGAGACCATTATTCCAGGCCTTACAAAAGCATTTTTTGTAGTTGCACAGTTGCCACCGGCATTTCCACAGCCAGAAGCCGGACAGAACGATCTTTTGACCTTAGAGTTTAATCTTGTAATTGAAGAGTACAAAGGACTTGATGCAAAGGTTGAATTTTCGGGGGAATAAATAGCCAGTCCGAAAATAACGAGAGCAAGGCTGTCGTGACTGGCTTGTACGATGAAGATACAGCCGAGCCAGAACTTGAAGAAACATTGATTTAGCAAAGAAAGGGCGGTCTTAGGACTGCCCCTTTCCCATTAAAAAGATGGGAAGAAAGGGAAAGGTTGAAAACGATATGAAGAAGATTAAAATTGCAGGAAAAGAATACAAACTAGAATTTACGTTTGAAGCGGCAGAAATTGAGGAATGCGTAAAACGTATGTTTATGTTGGCATCTGGTGGACATATCTTGGCACGTGCTGAAACAGCAAAAACAGAATTGGAGTTGTATATGGAAAGTACATCCGACATGGTAGGAGACGTTCCAAAGACTTGTGTGGTTGCTTTCCACGCGGGATTGCAGGAGCATCACTCAACGGATGCAAAAGAATCAAAAGAACTTATGAAAGCATACATGAAAGAAAATAAATTGAACTATGCCGCTTTGTTTGAGGAAATCAAAGAATGTATGGAGGAAGACGATTTTTTCGGCTTGAGCGGAATAACGAAGATGCTGGAAGACATGGAAACGAACATCGAAGCGGAAGAACAGAAGCAGAACAAGAAAGAAGTAAAAACTCCGCAGGATCACAAAAAGAAACAGACTTCCACAAAATAATATGGGAAGAATATTTCCCACAAGCATTTGCCATTGGAATCCATATAGATGAATTTCTGCATTTGACACCGAAAAAATTAAAATATTGTCTTGAAGGTCATCGCTTAAAGAAAAAAATAGACGATGAGAGTATGTGGAATTGGTTTGGAAATTATGCAATATCTGCATTTATTGTTGCGATAGATATTGCTTTTAATGGCAAGGAATCAAAAGCAGAGTACATAGATTTACCGCTTTTGGCTACGGAAGAAGAAAGAGAAGCGAAGAGAGAACGAGATCTCCAGAAACAACGAGACGAATTTTTACAGATGCTTCTTGGAATGCAGAAAAATTTTGAAAACGAGCAAAAGTTAAAAAAGATGAAGCAGGAAAAGGGCGACAAGGATTAAAAGTCCGGTCGCCCTCTTTTTTATTATATAAGGAAAGTTGGTGGTGTACGGATGGCTGTAGTAGATAGTTTGGAAGTTGAAATTCAAGCGAAAGCCAAACAAGCCAATAAAGAGATTGACGTTCTATGCTCAAAACTAGGTAATTTATCTAAACAGTTAGCAAGCGTCGATTCAAAAGGATTGACAAAATTTTCGAGCGGATTAAATATGCTTTCTGCTGGAATGAAAGGCATGAGAGACACGAAAATGCCAGATTTCACTAAAACTGTAAAAGGTTTGCAGAAATTTGAAACTCTTGACGGTCAGAAATTGGCGGCGGTGTCGAATGCTTTAAATCCAATGGCGAACGGACTTAAAACCCTTGGAAGTGTCAATTTTAATAACAAAAATGTAAATAGCATGGTAAGTGCGGTGGCAAGGCTTACATCATCAATTCAAGGCGGTGTAAACACGCAAGGAATTATAAGTCTTGGAAATGGAATCGCCCAAATGATAACTACATTGTCTTCCGCTGGAGAAGTTGCACCAAAAACGGCTAGTTTTGTAAATGCAATCAGCAGATTGGCAAATGCCGGTTCAAAAACAAGTGCATCGGCAAGTGGACTTCCGCTTCTTAGCAAAGAACTGAGCAGTTTTATGGTGTCGATGTCAAGGGCGCCGGTTGTAAGTAAAGAAACATCTGAATTGACAAATGCTATTGCTAGATTGGCTAGCGCTGGAACAAGAACGAAACAGACGGCTGATAATCTGGATTACCTTGCTAAAAAGGTAAAAGATTTTATGGTTTCGATGCAGAATGCACCGCAAGTATCGCAAGGTACAACACAGTTGCTTACGGCAATTGGAAATATTGCCAGCGCCGGAAGTAGAGCCGGGAGTGCGCTGAATAGTATATCTTTTAGCGGTGGGAATACCACTAATGTTTTGTCAAGGCTCGGTAATGGCTTCAAAAATGTAGTCACGAGAATGCTAGGATTTAACAAGGAATCCAAAAACATAGCATCAAGCATTGGAATGTTTTATGCTAAATTTTTTATGGTAATTCGAGGTGTTAAGGCACTTGGCGGTGCAATCGGCTCAATGCAGGACTACATCGAGGAATTTAACTATTTTTCGGTTGCATTGGATAAAGTTGGAAAAGATAGTGCGAGCCAGTTTAAAAAAGCCGGTTATGATTCCGCGGAAGCATATGCAGATAGTTTCCGTACAAGGTTTGCTAAATTACAAACTCAAATGACCGGGTTCAACGTTGATTACGACACCGGAGAAGCGACAAGCAATATGCAACATAATCTTGGTTTAGATTTGACCGAGGTAATGAATTACAATGCGGCAATTTCGCAGATTACAAACTCTGCTGGAATGCTTGGAGAAACTTCTATTGCCACGTCAAAGGCATTGAGTATGTTGTCAGCGGATTGGTCGTCATTGTCTAATAAAGACTTATCAGACGTAATGGATAACTTTCAAAGTGGATTGATTGGACAATCAAGGGCATTATACCAGTATGGAATCGACACTACGAAAGCAGGCTTGGCTCAAACGGCATTAGCGCATGGAATTAGCGTAAATGTTTCTGAAATGAGCCAGCAAGAAAAAATGCAATTACGTGTTTTAACTATGTTGGAGCAATCAAAAGTTGCATATGGAGATTTGGCTAGAACAATCAATCAACCCGCAAACCAGGTAAGAATGTTGCAGGCTGGGTTGAAAAATTTGAGTAGAACCATAGGTCAAATATTTTTGCCGGTAGTTCAAAAATTATATCCATATCTGAATGCCGTAGTTATGGTTTTGCAGGATTTTGCACAATGGGTTGCTAAGTTGACCGGAGCAAAATTATATGACGATACATCAATGGCTACACCAGATTATAGCGATGCGGTTGACGGATTGGATGATTATGGAGATGCCGCTGATAAAGCAAGCAAAAAGCAGAAAAAACTTAATGATAACTTACAGGGATTTGATATCGTCAATAAGTTGCAGGCAAATAACAAAGACGATGGCTCATCTTCCGGAAAGAAAAACGGTCGTGGTGCTGGAATTGATTTATCGGAAGATATCAATAAGGCAGTTAAAGGATATGAAAGCATATGGGATAAAGCCTTTAAGAGTAACAAAAATAAAGCGGTTGAGTTAGCGGCTAAATTAAAAAAAGCCATTTTAGGCGGTTGGAAAAAAGGCGGCGATTATACCAGCCTTGGAAAATCCGTTGGTTCATGGCTTACAAGTGGACTTGATAGTATTCCGTGGGAAAAAATTCAGGCGACCACAAATAAACTTGCTAAATCCCTTGCCACGTTCCTTAATGGCATGGTACAAGGCATTAACTGGGAAACCGTGGGTAAAACTTTAGCCAATGGATTTAATACGGCTATGGGGGCATTATACACGTTCAGGACTACATTTGACTGGCTTGGTCTTGGTGTATCTGTAGCGACTGGAATCAATTCAGCACTTCAAAATGCAGACATGACACTTGCCGGAAAAACTCTTGGTGCTAAAGTCCGTGGAATGATTCAATTTGCTTTTGGCTTGGTTACAAATTTTGATTTTAGTGGTCTTGGACAAAAAATAGCAGATGGAATCAATGGGTTCTTTGATGAAATGGGAGAGGTAAGAAAGAATACCGGATTAACTGGATGGCAGGAACTTGGTAAAACTATTTCTGATAGTGTAAAAGGTATTCTTACATCAATCAATAAGGCACTTTCCGGTGTGAATTGGGAGAAAGTTGGTAAATCTATCGGTCAATTCCTTGGAAGTATCGACTGGGTTGGAATTTGGTCTTCCGTTGGAAAAACAATCGGAAATGCGTTTAATAGCATTATGACGATTGCAATTTCTGCATTGAAAGAAGATCCAGCCGGTGTGATTGGCGCATTAAGTACCGTTTTTGGTGTGATTTTTGCGGCAAAAACAATAAAAGGATTGTTTGGTAAAACTGGTTTCTTTGCAGGTTTAAAGCAAGCGGCGACAGAAAAGATGGGAGAAGTTGCTTTAACTATGGCAAAAAGCCTTAAAACTAAAATCGCTACTTCGTTTGCCGCAAGCAAAATTGGAACATTTATTTTGTCTAAAATCACATTTGCCAAAACTGCGATTGTTTCGCTTGGAGCAAAAATAAGTGGAGCAATTACAAGTGGATTAAGCGGATTGAGTGCCACAGGAATAGCCGCGGCGGCGGCACCGGTATTGTTGGCAGTTGGGGCAGCCATCGGCGCAGGATTAATGATTGGAGACAGAATTAGCGAAGCGATAGATGCCTACAACTACACCGGAGATTACGAAATCAAAGTACCGGCAAAGTTAGATATAAACGCACAAAAAGCAAATGAGGATTTACAAAAGACAAAAGAGTATACAGATGAAATAAATAAAGATATAAAGGAAATCAATAATTCTGGCAATTTGGAAAACGGGAAAAACATAAAGGAATTAGCCAATAGATACTATGAGTTAAGCCAAAAGACAAACCCTACAGCATCTGATATTGCCGTAATGAAAGAATACTCAAAACAGTTATCCGATGAAATTCCGGGGTTGTCAAAGAATATTGATAAGCAGACAGGGGCATTCAAAGGTAACAAAGATGAGTTGAACGGTCTGATTTCCAATCTTGACAGAGCGGCTAAAGCGCAGGCGGCATACAATTCTTCTGTGGAACTTTACGAGAAAAAGCAGGAAACTGGAAATAAACTTTCCGAAGCACAGGCAAAACTTGCAAAATATACAAAAGAACTTGCGGCGGCACAGGAAGTTGCAAACAACGTTAAAAAACGTTCTGGAGTAAATAGCGCAGAATACCAAGCACAAGTCAAAATACTTGGAAGATATGCTACAAAAGTAAATGCGGCAAGAGCGGAAGTAAATACTTTGAAAAAAGCAGAGTCCGATATTAACGCACAGATTAGTAAAAACAATAATGTCATGGATAATGCCAAAGTAAAGACTAGCGATTACCAAAAGGCATCTGATAGTTTAAAGAAAACTATGAAAAACCTTGGTGTCGAAACGCAATCTTCAAAAAATGCGTTAAAAACACTTCAAGACAAACTTGACAATGGAGAAATAACGTGGAAAGCATATAAAGACGTTGTTGACGGAAATTATAAATCCGTTGACGAACTTAATGCCGCAATTGGAAAACTTACATCAAAAGAAGTTTCTGTTACCGCTAAAACAAGCGGAACGGATTCTATAGATAAAGTTAAAAATGTAATTGATAAACTACAAAGCAAAACTGTAAATGTAGATGCAAAAGCAAATGTGGATGCAAATAGTTTACAGAACAAAATACAAACTGCGATATCCAAAGTAAAAATTTCGGCTATACCAGTAAAATTGACGACACCATCTGGAAAAGCGATTGCTGCTGTCGTAAAAGCGACACAAAAAGCGATGGAAGATGCTTTTGGCAAAACAGCAGGACTTCCAACTACAATTAAAAAGTCTATTATTGACGTGAATAATAAAACGGCAAAAATTGATAAAAAGAATTTTCTTGAAATCAATACGCTTAAAAATGCTGGTTATAAAGTACAAACTTACAGTACCGGTGGATTCCCGGAAGATGGACTTTTCATGGCTAATCACGGAGAACTTGTCGGAAAATTCAATAACGGCAAAACCACGGTCGCTAATAACGAACAGATTACTACTGCATTTGCACAAGCGATTACAAACACGCTTGCACCGGCTATCTATGCAGCGGTATCGCAGGCAGTATCAGAAAATCAAAGCCAGCAGACAGGAGATGTATATTTGGACGGAACAAAACTCACGACAACAATCATGGGAAAAGCCGAACAGATTACACGAAGCCGAGGTTCCGGATGGAAGTTGGCATAAACAATGTAGCACCTATCTTATTTGGTAGGTGCTATTTTATTGCAGAAAAGGGGGAAAAGACATGGCATATAGAGTTCCGGAGATTGACGGACAGAAAATTGCTTGTCCATCCGCTAGCGGTGTGGATATTAAAAGAAATCAAGTACAGAGTTCAAACTTTCGCCGAACATCTACGGCGAAAGCACAAGGAACGGTTGTGGATAACAAGGTCAGCATAAAAATGTCGTTTCCACCAAATATCACAGTAGCGGAATTAAAATTGATTAAGAGCAAAACGTGCGACAAAACAGCATTCCACAAACTTGGATTCACGAATGAATTTGGGGAATGGGAAACGATAACAGTTTATTTCAACAATTATTCTTTGCAACAATACGGATTTATCAACGGAAAAATGTTGAATCAGTCAATATCATTTGAGGCGGTGGAACAATGACAAGTATACCTATGACTACGGAATATGTGGACGTTAAAGTAAAAATTGGAGCGATTGAATATACCAATGAGGAATTACAGATTGATTCTATCAAAATTTCTAATGGATGCTACGATGGAAGTGTTTTTGGCATTGGAAACGTGTATATAAAGAACGCAAGTATAACCATGAATTACTTAGATGGAATTTCTAAAGGATTAAATATCGAGATATTTTTTCAGTATCAAGGTGCATGGATTAGTTTCGGTCAATTCGTTGTAACAGAAACTCCAGTTATGAGTGGAGATAAACTTTCTGTTTCTTTGGAAAGCACACTTGCGCAGTATGCCAATACAGAAATCGTTTTTGCAGAGGCAAAACCTAATTATAATTTTGATACAATCATTAAAAAAATAGAGGAAATAACTGGAAAAGTTGTTGTCTTTAAAAGCGAATTGGATTCGATAGGAACTGAAAAATCAGAATTTTTGTCAAAATCAGCAAATTTTATTAAAGATGCAAAAACCCTTATGGATCCTGCGTCTGGATGTAAAACCGGAGTATCTGTAAAAACTGCTTTGGCAGGAATTGCAATATTGTTTGGTGGAAATGTATACGAAGATACAAACAATAAAATCGTTATCAAGCAAAAAACGTATTCTTTAAATTCGGATCGTTATATTTTGCCAGATTATCTTGACGGAAATTACAAATACTCAAAAGAAGTATATGCTATTAAAACTATTTCATTGTTGTTTAATAAATATGTCCTTGGCATTTACTACAGAAAAGAGACAGACCCACCTGGTGATGATATATGGACACAAAATTATCTGGATGAAGACAAGGTATCAAATACATTGCTTGCTTCACAGTCGTCAATGACTGGTAAAACACCGTATAATTACACAGTTACTTGCGATTGGATTGGTTGGACAAGTGATGGTTTTGGATATAATTTGAACGAAAAACCGGGCGGCCGTGCTTCTGCTTGTCTTAGACAAGGCGATTTGATGTATCGTACGTGCGATATGACGTTTGTTGGAATTGATTTCGGATGGAATATTGCACCGGGAAATCTTGTAAAAGTAAAGGTGCCGGAGTTAGAAAATCCAATAGATGTTTTATGCGGGGAGATTTCCTACGAGTGGGATGGTGGATTTACTACAAATATATCGTGCAATTGCAACATAGAATCCAACGGAAGTTATTCTACAGAGGTTTCAACGCAGGCATCTGCGGCGGCGGCACAAGAGGGTAGACAAACAAGTCTTGAATTGAATTATGCAAATATTACTTTTAGTAATATTGAGGATAGCACGATTAGAGGTAGCATATTCAAGGATGGTACAATCGATGGATCGAAAATAAAAGATTCAACAATTACCGGATCTCTTATTGCTGATTCGACAATAAAAGGGTCTAATATAGAAGAGGGAACAATTACCGGTTCCAAAATAAAGGCGGCAACAATTACCGGTGCCCTTATTGTAGATGGAACTATCCGAGGAAATCACATAATGGAATCAAGCATTGATGGTAGCAAGATTGAGGATAGTGCCATAACGGAAAGTAAAATTTCCAACTCGTCAATCACAAACTCGAAAATCAAAGATGGAGAGATTGAAAATGCTAAAATCAAAGATTCCACTTTGACGGGCGCCAAAATAAAAGATGCAACGATTGGCTTTGAAAAGGTTGATAGTTCTTTTATCAAAGATTTGACGGCTGATAAAGCATATATCGAAAATCTTAAAGCATCAATTGCTGATATCGGATATTTGACCGCGGATGAAGCAAGTATCAAGTATGCCACAATTACTTCTTTGGAAGCAGTAGATGGAAAGATTGACAACTTGGAAACAATCGCAATAACAACAAATAACCTTAGTGCCAAAGTAGCAGATTTAGGTTATTTGAACGCCGATACCGCAGATTTGAAGTATGCCAATATTGAACTTTCCAATATTGATGTGGCAAATGTCGGTACATTTTTTGCTAACGTTGGGCTGATTGACAGGGCAACAATCGTAGATGGACACGTTACTGGTTTTTTAGATAGTGTTGAAGTCAATGCTAACAAAATCACGGCAGGAACGTTGGTTGCTGACAGAATACTTCTTAAAGGTTCAGAAAATGGATTATTATATGCTTTAAATAATCTTGGAGAACTGACTAGTAAAACGGTAGATACTCTTGACGGCTACGTACTTACAGACCGTACAATCAATGCAGACAAGATTGTGGCATCGTCGATTACCGCCAATGAATTAGACGTAGACGATATATTTGCTGACAGTGCTGTTGTGTCAAAAATCTTTGCACAAAACATTACTGCTACTGGAGTGATTAGTGGTGCGACGTTGGTTGGTGCAAGTATTTCTGCAAACAAAGGTACGATTGGAGGGTTTGGAATATTTGATAATTGGTTGGTCGGATCATATGAAGAAAATGGGTATCAATATCAAGTTGAAATAAACACAGACAAGTCGTACACAGACGCAAATGGAAGAATATATGCGATTTATGCTAACAAAGCAAAAAAAGACCCTCTTAAAATAGAAAACGAATGGTATGTTACTTATGATGGCTATATGCACGCGGAAATCGGAGAAATTGCAGGCTTTACATTGCAAGACCAAAAACTGATATCAAATTCGGAATATACTCCGGAAAATGCCTCTGCAACATATTACAACAAAGCAGAAATAAATTCCAAATTTAATCAAGAAGAAGATTTCTTGTCGTTGACTTGTACAGTCAATAACGCTGAAATAAATAAAGCATTTTTGGGATTTGACGGTGTACGTCTTGAAAGTTTAAACCATGGAAATGATTACTATGATAAATTTATGGGGTTGTCAACAAGAAGCCTTGCTTTTGGAGTAAATTCTGGAACACCATATAATGGAAGTAGCGTAGCATTCGAGATTGATTCGGGGTATTCCAAGATTACTTCAAGCGGAGAGTTTACGATAGAACCATCATGCACAATAAACGTTCCAACGACAGTAAAGTCACTTACCATAAAAAACAACGGTTCAAAAGGTAAAACGGTCATATCAAATGGTTTAATCGGATTAGACGATGCACAAGGTGGCACCGTGAGATATTTCCTTGATAACACTTATGGAAACTTACGGATATGGGACACGGCTGTGGGAGAAAGGCTTCTTATCTCTCCTGCCTCGATTAACTTTAAACCGAATGGAAAGACGATATTTTCTGTTAATAAAGACAATGCTTCTGAAAATGGATATGAAATAATCGGTTGCGAAGTGACAACAAGTGGAAATTTTACTTGTAAAAAATACCGAGACGGAAGACTTGTTATTGAGTATCGAAGTAAAATGGGGAATGTAATTTCACTTACAGATATAAGCAACAAAGAAGGGGTGTATTACAAATCTAGAGACGGTAGAACTTTCCCATTAGCATTTGTAGATACACCGATGGTTATTACTGGAATCGGCGTTCCTGACACGTCAGCACCATTTGTAAATGTCAGTTTTGATGGCGTCAGCAAAACTGGATATAGCAGATGTATTTTTTGGGCTACGCATTCTGGTGCCACACTTCCCGTAAATTCAGTAACCAGCGCAATTTTTATAGGGCGTTGGTTTTGAGATAAATTATAAAATCTTAGGAGGTTAGAAAAATGGAAAACAAAGAAATTACAATGGCAGATTACATCGTTGATAAGTTGGCAAATGAGGTCAAGGAACTGAAAGTTCGACTTGCTCAAACCGAATTTACGGCGATGGCTTACAAGGAAAAGTACGAAGCATTGCTGAAAGAACAGGAACAGGAGGTAGAAGAAGATGAAAAAACTGTTAGCGAATAAGTCTTGTATGCACGGAAAGAGAGACAGAAAAAGTATTTTCTTTATTGTTATTCATTATACTGGAAACAATGGAGATACGGCATTGGATAATGCTAAATTTTTCCAAAAAGAGCAGACAGGAGCAAGAAATGGCGTTGGCGCACATTTTTTTGTTGGAAAAAAAGGTAAAGCGGTAAAATCAATTCCAATGAATCAGATTGCATGGAGCGTTGGAGGATTTTACAGCAAGAACAAAGGAGCAGGGAAGTATTACAAGGAATGTACAAATGCAAACTCTGTTTCAATAGAATTGTGCGATGCAACAAAAGGTTATACCGCGGAACAGGCAAAAGCAGTTAAAAAGTTGATTAAGTACATCAAAAGATACTGTCCGAACGCAAAAACCGTTATCAGGCATTGGGATGTAAACGGTAAGGATTGTCCTCATCCTATGATTGGAAAAGATAACAAAATGTGGAAACAATTCAAAAAAGACATTGGTGTCGAAAATTGACCGAACTTGCGATGAAAAAAGATTGTTTTCTTGTGCCAAAAGGTGTAAGATAAAATTGTCTCAAACGAGACAATTCAAGTTCTGGCGAGGGGTAAGAGTTCATTGTTTAACTCTGCCCCTCACTTTAAAACTAAGGGGAAACAATCAATCTTGCAAATTTATGATTGACAATTACGAACAAATGTTCTATAATTGTCTTATCGTAAGGAGGGCAACATGGGAAATGAAAACGAAGAATTAAAGGAAGAAATAATTGAAACTGTAAAAAAAATCCAAAATGAACAAATTCTTATACTGATACGCGGATTTGTTGTTTCTGGATTTAATGAAGAAAAAGCGGGGAAATAACCCCGCTTTTTTAAAAGATAAACTCTTCAAAGAAATCACAAAGCAATTGCTTTCTTGCCAAAGGCATCTCATTATACTCAATGATAATCTGCTTAAACCGCTTATCATTTAAACCAATTTTCATACAAGCATCCGAATACTTTATGTTATTATCGTCAGAGGAATTTCTTTTATCTGTTAAATCAGACATTCCAATTCCGAAATAATCAGCCAGTTTTCTTATTTTGCCTGTACTAGGAAATGATTTCCCGTTGCACCACATATTTAATGTAGTGGCGTTAAAACCTAAATCCTTTGCAACTTCTGTCTGCTGCTTTTGGTTTATCTCCATATAATGAAGAAGATTCTTTGCAAATATGGCTTTCTGCTCATCATCTGTCATTTCTTTCACTCCTTTCAATAACTATAATACACTATAATTTAAAAAAATTCAATACAAAATTCAATTATTTTGAATTTTAGGTATTGACAATTCAATTCAATTGAATTATACTAAGGTCAAGATATACGAAAGGGGGAATGACAAATGCCAAAGATTTCTCTTGAAGCGGTCAGAGTAAATGCTAAGATGACGCAGAAACAATGGGCGAAAGCACTCGGAGTTTCGAATACTACGATTGTAAACTGGGAAAAAGGGAATACCGAACCTAGTATTTCACAATTGAGAGAAATGAGTAAAATTTCCGGTGTGCCGATGGATTTTATTTTTGTACCAGATAAGTCCAATTAGATTGAATTTTGAAAGGAGTGATTCAGATGAACGATTTGGAAATCTTCAAAAATGAAGAATTTGGAGAAATTCGTACTGTAATGAAAGACGGCGAACCGATGTTTTGCTTGGCTGATATTTGCAAGGCTCTTGACCTTGAACAGGTTAGTAGAGTTAAACAAAGGCTGAAAGCCGATGGGGTTACTACAAGTAAGGTCATAGACAGATTAGGTAGAGAGCAGGATGCGACATTCATCAATGAAGCAAACCTATATAAGACAATTTTTCAAAGCCGTAAGGAGTCGGCAGAAAGATTTACGGATTGGGTAACTACCGAAGTATTGCCATCAATCAGAAAAACCGGTGCATATGGAAAGCCAATGACAACGGCTCAAAAAATCCAGTTACTGGCACAGGGCAATGATGAACTGAATGAACGTGTGGACAAAGTGGAAACAAAGATTTATACCTTGGAAAACGATATGCCGCTTTACGGTTGCGAAATCGAGGATATCCAAAGACACGTAAAAAGAAGAGTGGTTGACATTCTCGGTGGCAAACAGAGCGAATCTTACCACGACCCTAGCATTAGAAACAAAGCATTTTCTGATATCTGGAATCAGTTAAAAAGAGAGTTTGGTTGTGTTTCTACCTATAAGAGTATCAAAAGACGATACATAGCAGACGTTCATGAATTTATTGATTGCTACGAGCCACCAAGGGTATTAGCAGAACAGATTACAGATGCCAACGCACAATTGCGTTTATGTGTTTAGGCGGTGGTTGTATTAGAAAAGTGATGCTAGTCGCTATAACGTTTCTGTTTTCCGTCTGCATATGGGGATTCCGAGGAATCGAGTTGGAAAATCCAGAAATGGCAGAGGAAAAGGTTTTAGTCGGAATCGGCACAATTCAGATTCCAGAAACTGAAACAGTCTCTGTTGAGACGAGAAGTGTTGAGCGAAAAAGGAAAAGGACACACAAGAAAAAGAAAGTTGTTCGGAAGAAATGGACAACGTACAGAATTACGGCATATTGTCCGTGTTGCGATTGTTCGGACAGGTACGGAAGAATGACTTCTACTGGAGTTGTTCCAAGGCAGGGAAGAACGATTGCGGTAGATCCAAAGGTTATACCTTATGGATCGGTAGTCCACATAAAAGGACTTGGAGAGTTTATCGCCGAGGATTGCGGTGGGGCGATAAAAGGAAACAGTATAGATCTATACTTTGACGTACATTCCGATACCGAGAAATTCGGTGTACAGTACAGAGAAGTATATATGGAAAGGAAGTGATCTTATGTACATTCCACCTTTCTGGTGTGGTGTATCGGTAACGATTATAGGAATTGTTATCGTATCGCTGATAATGTCAATGTTTCAGCATGACGATGATGACGAGCAAGACGAAAGGAGAAGAAACCATGAGTAAGGAAAAAGAAATCAAGGCAGAGGGAGCGACACCGATTTCTCTAGCATTGATTGAATCGCTTATCAAAATTGGAGCGATCGTTAGAAAGCAGGACGGAAGTCTTGTGTGTGGTAAGCCCGGAACATATCGTTAGGAAAGGAGAGAAAAATGAAAGGTTTTAAAGGTTTTGATAAAGGACTGGTCTGTAGAGGAAAGCAGTACAAGGAAAATACAGTTTTCGAAGAGGAAGCAGCTGAAATTTGTAAAAGTGGAATGCACTTTTGCGAAAATCCATTTGATGTCCTTGAGTATTATGATTTAGTTAATACCGATGGAAGTTTTAACGAGTTTGCAGAAGTGGAGGCTTTGGACAAATGCTTGACAGATGATAATAAAAAATATTGTACTAAGAAACTGAAAATTGGTGCAAAACTATCATTTAGCGGATTTGTCAATGCCTGTATTGAGTTTATTTTTGAAAAGACCAAGATTGAAGAAATGGATGAAGAAGATTCCGCACAGATTGGCAGTTCCGGAGATTACGCAAAGATTGGCAGTTCCGGAGATTACGCACAGATTGGCAGTTCCGGAGGTTCCGCACAGATTGGCAGTTCCGGAGATTACGCACAGATTGGCAGTTCCGGAGATTACGCACAGATTGGCAGTTCCGGAAATTCCGCACAGATTGGCAGTTCCGGAGGTTCCGCACAGATTGGCAGTTCCGGAAATTCCGCACAGATTGGCAGTTCCGGAAATTCCGCACAGATTGGCAGTTCCGGAGATTACGCAAAGATTGGCAGTTCCGGAGATTACGCAAAGATTGGCAGTTCCGGAGGTTCCGCACAGATTGGCAGTTCCGGAGGTTCCGCACAGATTGGCAGTTCCGGAGATTACGCACAGATTGGCAGTTCCGGAGATTCCGCACAGATCACGTCAGAAGGAGAAGATTCAGTCATATGTTGCGCAGGTCACAATTCAATTGTGAGAGCAAAGAAAGGAAGTTGGATTACTCTTTCTGAATGGGAAAGATCTTTTGAAAAAGATAGATGGATTCCGAAATGTGTAAAAACGAAATTTGTTGACGGAGAAATAATTAAAGCAGATACATTCTACAGATTGGAAAATGGGAAATTTGTAGAGGTTGAGGAGGATAAGTAAGATGTTAATTAAGTTAAAAAGAATGATTCTGGAAAATTTCATGTATTACATGACGGTAATGCTTGATTTTCCGCAGATTGCTAAAATTTTGGCAAAGAACGGAAAGGGAAAGTCGTCAATTGTCAATGCCTTTATGTGGTGCTTGTTCGATTGCGACTACGAATTGAGAAGTAACCCAAAGGTACGCAGAGAGGTTGACGGAAATCCGGTTGAGGACAAGGACGTTTCCGTGGAACTGGTACTTGACGTGGATGGAAAAGAAGTTACCATGCGTAAAGTGCAGAAACGCAAGCATTCCAAAGACGGTACTACTTACAAGGACAATAACGAATACTACATAAACGATGTTCCAAAGACAAAGAAAGAGTTTGAGGAATATCTTGGTATTGATATGTCCGTGCTGAAAATGTCAACAAATATCAATGGATTTCTAAATCAGAAACCGGCTGATACGAGAGACTTTTTATTTAAAACGGCAGATTCTATGTCTGATTTTGACATTGCTAACAAAACGGATGGATTGCAGGAACTTTCTTCTCTTTTGGAAAACTACACCACAGAGGAAATCAAGGCAATGAATCAGAAGAAAGTGAAAGACGTTGACGAATCTCTTCCTATATTGAAGGGGCAGATTGAAGAGAAACAGAGAGATATCGCCAGCAAACAGGAAACCAACGTTTCCGATTTGGAACTTTTCAAAAAAGATTTGCAATCAAAACTTGATGCTAATGTCAAGGTGCAGGTAGACAATGATAAGTTGATTGATGGGTTTGAGAACGCGGTCAAAGACGTTATGAATCTGAAATTCGAATTGTCCAGCATGGATCAGAAAGCAAATGCAGAAATTGTCGCAAAAAAGAACAGTCTGGAGAACAAAAAAGACGAAATTCTTGGAAAAATCGGGCGATGCAAGGGCGAGTTGGCGCGATTTAGCAGTAATCTGGCAATTGAAACCAAACTGATCGCGGACAATAAGCGGAAGAAAGACGAGCAGGCAACGTTATGGAAAATTGCAAATGAGCGGAAATTTGACGAATCAAGCCTTGTTTGTTCTTATTGCGGTCAAGAATACCCGGAAGAGAAAAAAGAGGAAATGCGGGCAGAATTTGAAAGCCACAAAGCGGACGAATTGAAACAGATTGTTGAAAGAGGAAATGCCTTAAAGAAAGCAATTGACGATTCAAAAATCCTCTTGAAAAACATTGAGGAAAATATCCAAAAGAAAAATGAGGAATCGGAAAAACTGACTGCTGAATACGATTCCTTTGAGAAAGAATTGGAATCTATCAAGCCAATTGATGTCAAGCAGTCGGACAAATACAAAGAAATTGAATCAAAAATTGCTGATCGAGAAGATTCGATGAAGAAGATGCAGGATCTCAAAGACATCAAAGCGGAATTAAAAACAGAAGAAGAACGAATCCGTTCTGAATTGGCAGAAGTGGATAGAAAAATTTCCGCTGCCAATACGGAATCAGACGAAATCCGGTTGGAAGAATTGAAAAAGTCCAAATTTGACAAAGAGCAGGAAAAGGCAGATGCAGAGAAAATCTTGGATTTGCTGAAAGAACTGGAGAAAGCCAAAAACGAAGAATTATCGGAAGAAATCAATTCTAAGTTTGGCATTGTCAATTGGCAGTTGTTCGAAACCGCCAAGAACGGAAATTATAAATCCGTTTGCGTTCCGATGATTGACGGCAAGTCTATTTTGACAACGATGTCCAACAAGGGAAACAGAATCCTTGGCAGAGTAGATATCTGTCGTTCGATTCAAAAAATCAGCGGTATAAATTGCCCGATTTGGTTGGATGATTTGGAATCATTGGACGAGGAAAATCAGAAGAAAGTCGCTGAAATGGTGGAAAGCCAGTTGATTATGTTGGCAGTATCAAATAATGCGGAACTGGAAATTAAGGAGGTGTGATATGAAACTGTATTTTTACACGGCAAACACAATAAATGGTTATTGTAACAAATTAGGTGTTGTAGTTACCGTTTTCGAGGCAGAGGAAAAACAGAAAACCTATCAATCTGTTAGTGGTGTGTTTCCAAATTGTGTTTCCAGAATAAGAAAGGATGACATCGGAAAACTTTCGAATAATAACGTTATCCTTACGGAGCCAAATTTTGAATATGCCAAGAAAATTTTCGTTAATGCGGCAGAGGCAAAAGTAAATGGTGCTAAAGAGCATCTTAAAAGAGCAGAACGGGAATTAGAAATTTTAAGAGAAAGCGAGGAATGATTATGGGATTTAAAATCGGAGAAAGAGTAGTTGTTATTAAGGACGAGTACTCGTTTAGAAAGAATGAACATTTTTTTAAGGACAATAAAATAGATTTTAAAATCGCAACTAGGTATGCTTATGGAACTTCTCCGCTTAATGGAGATGAGGGAATAGTTGTTGCGATTGGAGATCTTGAACACTATGACCACAAAGGAATAGTAATCAAAGATATATATAATAAGTGCTATCTGGTCGGAGAACCGGGCTTAAAATCTCTTGAAAAAGAGTTTAAACCTCATCTTGAATGTGCAGAGGTTGGAATAGACGATTACGGAACCATTGGGAAAGAAACAAGACTTGTTGACCGTTACGGAAGAAAGTTAAAGGTCGGAGATGTTGTTATTCTATATATTGGAGAAAAGTTTGTAGTTTCAGAGGCTGTAATTGTACACAATAATTACGGTTATTGTTTCCCTCTGGGCTATTCGACTTTTACAGATAAGGAAATACTTATAAAGATAAGAGATTGCGATGAGATTCCAGATGGAGAAAAGGTTGGAATTATTAAATATGTAAAGGAAGAGAGGTAGAAAACATGGCAGAGAAGAATGAAGTAGTTGTACAGGAAGAAAAAAAGGAAGTAGCGGCACATAATAACAAGGTAACAGATTATAGTCTTGGGATTTTTGGAACATCGGATAATTTTGTTATGGCGATGCAGATGGCAAAGGCATTGTCAGCATCGACTATTGTTCCAGCAATATACCAGAACAATTCGTCAAACTGTTTGATTGCTATTGAGCAGGCGCAAAGAATGAAAGTAAGTCCAATGATGGTAATGCAGAATCTTTATCCAATCCAAGGAAAGCCTTGTTGGAGCGCACAGTTTTTGATTGCGCAGGTAAACAATAGCGGAAATTATGATATTGAATTGCAGTACGATGAAAAGCAGAAAAACGGTAAGCCTTTTTCTTGCCAATGCTGGACGATGAAAGCAGGAAGAAGAATTGACGGCATGGTAGTTGACATGGATATGGCAGATGCCGAGGGTTGGACAAAGAAAAACGGTTCAAAGTGGAAAACGATGCCACAGTTGATGTTGAGATATCGAGCCGCATCATTTTTTGCAAGATTGAACTGTCCAGAACTTACAATGGGACTTTATACCAAAGAAGAAATTATTGACGGAGACTTTAAGGAATATCCGTTGGAAACGATGCAGGAGCAAGTCGAAAAGGAGATTTCTAACGGTGCTAATTCAGAAGATTTTGAATCGGCAGCAGTTGAACCGGAGTTTATGGAGGACGAAGAATGAGACTGATAAGCCAAGACGGAACATTTGATGTTCCATACGATCAAGTAGTAATTCAGCGGTATAGTGATGGCATTTACTGGCTGAATAAAAACCTTATTGGAGTTGAATCTGGAATTTCCGAAGATTTTAAAATCGCTTCTTATTCAAGCGAAGCAAAAGCAATTAAGGTTATGGAAATGGTAAGAAAAGCATGGATAAATGAAACCGTAGAATTTGAGGATAGAATTTGCCATAGAAATATTATTTTTCAGTTCCCGCAGGATGAAGAAATCGAGGTGCAGGAATGATTTTGAAATGCCTTGGTAGCGGCAGTAGCGGTAATTGCTATCTGTTGACTGATAGCAATGGCAAAACCCTTATCCTTGATTGTGGTCTTTCAATCCGAGAGATAAAAAAAGGATTGAATTACGATTTGCGGTGTGTGGCTGGGTGCATCGTTACCCACCACCACAAAGACCATAGCAAGTCGGCAAAAGAACTTGAAGAGATTGGAATTGAGGTTTATAAGCCGTACGAAAAGTGCTGCAAGGCAATGAATTTCAAGAAAGCACCATTTCTTATTTCTACGGTGCCTATGCAAGATAAGGATGGAAAGTTCTGTCACACAAACACGGATGGTAGCGAGTGTCCGTGTTACGGATTCATTATCAGCCATCCAGAAATTGGTAATTTGCTTTACGTTACCGACACGGAGTTTGTCAAGTGGAGATTTAGAAACTTAAATCATATTTTGGTTTCGTGCAATTACCAAAAGAAGTACCTAAGCAAAGTGGCAGGAAAACGAGAACACGTTTTTCGAGGTCACATGGAGCTGGAAACAGTCAAAGATTTTGTAACCGCAAACAATTCAAGCGCATTGCAGAACGTCATATTGTGCCATATGAGCAAAGAATCGGCAGACCCAAAAGAATGTATGCAAGAGGTTGAATCGGTTCTTAAATCGGCAAATGTGGACGTTTCAGAGCCTAACAAAGAATGGATTTTAAAGAAAGGAGATGAATGTCCGTTTTGAAAACAGAAAAAAGAATAAAAAAACTAATTAAGTTTTTGAAAAATGAATTTAAACACGGAATACAGATGTTTAATTCTCCATCTCTTTTAGGTGATGAAAGAGAGGTTATTTATAATCAGGATGGTATAGTTGTATTGCACAGTTATTACTATGAATACATAGAAATATATGGAATTTCTACCAAAGAATTTAAAAAGGTTATGAAAAAATCCGGCGGATATTAAGACAAAAAATAAATTTTAGGAAAGGAAGATTGAAATGATTAAATTTGATAAGAAAAAAGTGGTAATTAAAGGAAACCAAAATGATTTAATTGCACAATGGACTTTCATTGGAAATGCGATTTATAAATCTATGAAAGCGCAAATTGGCGAGGAAACCGCAGAAAAACTAATGAGACGTTGTGCTGAAAATGTTTTTAAATCTGAAAAACAAATTGCGGAAGAAATATTGGAAATTCTCAAAAGAAAACAGGAAAAAGAAAGCGAGGAATCTGACAATGAATAAAGTAATTTTGCTTGGAAATCTTACAAGAGACCCGGAAATCAGATATTCACAAGGGGAAAAACAGATGGCGGTTGCTAGATTTTCCCTTGCGGTAAACCGTAGATTTGCCAAAGACGGAGAAACAAGCGCTGACTTCTTGAACTGTACCGCATTTGGTAAAACCGCTGAATTTGTCGAGAAGTATTTTCGGCAGGGCAGCAGAATGTCTCTTGTTGGAAGAATTGAAAACAACAATTATACCAACAAAAACGGAGAAAAGGTTTATTCCGTTCAGATTATGGTAGAAGAAGTTGAATTTGCAGAAAGAAAATCAGCACAAAGTAACAATCAAGCACAAAATCAGAATCAGCCGGCACAGGCAAATGGTGCAGATGATGATTTTATGAATATTCCAGACGGAATCGAAGATGGATTACCGTTTAATTAAAAGAAATGGGGGAAAACAAAATGAGTAAATCGACATTGGAAATGGCTAGAAATCTGGTCGCAAGACTGGAAGCGGAAGAAAAAAGAAAAAAGGTACAACTTAAAGATTTGAAACTGGGCGAAACTTTTATGATCGGAGAGCATGAATTTATCGTTCTGGAGCAAATTTTTAAAGTTAATGGCGGTGATTCTGATGTAACAGGTGTTGTGTCTAAGAATTTTATGCTGGAAAACGTAGCATTTGATTCACATGAAAGAAATTATCGTGCTTCCGTTCTGAAAGACAAAATCGAAGATGAAATTTTGCCAATCATTGAAAAAGAAGTCGGAGCAGAAAATATTGTCGGAAACTTATGCGACTTGCGTTCTGTTTGCGGAGAAAACGAGTTTGGAATGTTTATGTCAAAAGTACGTCCGATGACTTTTGACGAGGTTAGAAAATACCATGAATTTATCCCAAATGAAGATTTGGATGATTGGTGGTGGACTTGCACGCCTTGGGGTTCAGATAAAAATGATAATGCTAGAACAATCGCCACGGTTTCGCCGTCCGGCAACATCAACGACTATCTTTGCTACAACAATAACGGTGTTCGCCCATTCTGTATCTTGAAATCTGACATCTATGTGTCAAGAAATAAGTAAATAGCAGAAAATGGGTGGGAGTAAATTTAAAGTTAGGAAGTGATAAGTTTGAGCAGATATCAGAACATTGCAAGGGCAAAAGCAATTGAAAATGAAAATAAGAAAAAATTGTTGAAATTGAATCCAGAACTGAACGATGAAAGCGGAATTTACTTCTTTCTCCGAGAAGATGAAAACGGATTCAGATTTGCCTACATTGGACAGGCGGTAAAGATACTTACGAGATTAGCAAGCCATATGACAGGGTATGAGCAACATATTGACCTTAGTTTGCGTAAGCACAAGTTATATGACGAGCAGAAGAACCCTCATGGATGGAGAGTGGAGTTTCTTAATTTTCCAGAAAGCGAACTTGATGAAAGAGAGAAGCACTTCATCAAATTGTATGCAGATACTGGATATCAATTAAGAAACGTCAGCCTTGGCGGTCAAGGAGAAAATCGTGAAAGCGGTTCTATCGGAGAAAGAAAAGCACCTAAAGGCTATATGCAGGGCATACAGCAAGGCAAAAAGAACCTTGCAAGGGAATTATCCCATATCGCAGAAAAGCACCTTAAAATCGAAATTAGAGAGGATAAGGCTGGCAATAAGGTGTCGCAGAAACAGTATCAGAAGTTTATGGAGTTATTGAAAGCGGGTGAATGAGAATGAGTTTTGATCAAATGACATTATTTGATTTTACGAGAAATCCAATTTCTATAACAAAGCCTATACGCTTAATTGAGTTATTTGCCGGATATGGTTCACAAGCAATGGCTTTGAATCGTATCGGAGCAAAATTTGAACATTACAAAGTTGTGGAGTTTGATAAGTATGCCATTGCTAGTTATAACGCGGTGCATGGCACAGATTTTCCTACAATGGACATAACAAGGGTTCACGCGGATGATTTAAACATTTGTGACACAGAAACATTCACTTACTTACTTACTTACTCATTTCCTTGTACAGATTTATCTGTTGCAGGTAAACAGGCAGGAATGAAAAAAGGTAGTGGCACACGTTCCGGTCTTTTGTGGGAAGTTGAGAGAATACTAACAGAAATTAGAGATAGTAACGGAGAATTGCCACAAATATTATTCATGGAAAATGTGCCACAAGTACATGGCAAGAAAAACATCAATGATTTCAATAAGTGGTTATGGTTCTTGGAGAGTTTAGGTTACACAAATTATTGGCAAGATTTGAATGCTAAAAATTATGGAGTGGCACAGAACAGAAACAGATGTTTTATGTTTTCATTCTTGGGGAATTATTCATATAATTTTCCGAACCCTATACCACTCAAAAAGAAGTTGAAAGACTATCTTGAAGAAAATGTCGATGAAAAGTATTACATAAACAATGAAAAGGCTGATAAATTGATAAAGCAACTTATTGACAACGGAACGCTGCCAAAGCACAATCCTGAGAGCAGAGCAGAGCAGAGCAGAGCAGAGCAGAGCAGAGCAGAGCAGAGCAGAGCAGAGCAGACTTGCGTTGACGGAACAATCTGCAATCCGAAACAAAGAGAGGTCGCAAACTGTATCAAGGCGAGATATGACTGCGGAATATCAAACTTGCGGTCAGATGGAAACTTGGTTGTTAAAGGATATGGGAGAGACGGCAAGCAAACAGATTGATGTAGCCGTAACTCTTAGGGCTAGAGATTATAAAGGTCTTGATAACTATGGAAGTAATGGAGTAATCGAATGGAAGTAGTAGGAAGCATATACACAGAAGTTTCAGACAGATTTCAAAAAGGTATTATCGGGGATGGTATTTCCCGATGCGTAAAAGCTGAAAAGCATGATTTAGGAGTGATTATGGCAGATGTAAAAATAATAGGACAAATGGACAACACGATAGACCATACATTTGAAAGTGCTAATCGTGTTTATGATGTAAGTGGTGTAGCACCAGCAATGAATACTTGCGGAGGTGGTGGATTGCAGCCCAAAATACTCGAAGCAAAGCAGTTAGGATTTATGGATAATGGCACAGGTAAGCACCAATCAAACACAGTATATGATGAGAATGCACTTTGCCCTAACATCAAAACAGTTGAGGGCGGCGGTACACAACAGATTAAGATATTAGAAAGTCAAGTACTGACACCAAAAAGAACTGAATATGGGAAAGCAATTCGTAAGGATTATGAAAGTGGCAAAGTAAGAGAAATCAGGCATAATATGACGGAATTAGAGCCTAGAACTGACGGCATAAGTAATACTTTAACTACTGTTCAGAAAGATAATATGGCGCTGATTAAGCAAGCCACAAAAAATGGTTCTATTGAATGTGAAGTTGGTAGATGTTTCGATGCAAGTTACCAGGAAAGCCAGACAAGAAGAGGGCGCGTGCAAGATAATGGGAATACGTGTCCTACACTAACCGCACAAAATCAAGATATTGTAAGGATTGATCCAAATTACCGCATTAGAAAACTAACACCAAGAGAGTGTGGACGTCTGATGGGTGTATCTGATGAAGATATTTCAAAAATGGAAGTAGTAAACAGTAACACACAACTTTATAAGCAGTTTGGAAACTCCATCGTTGTAGATGTTATGTGTGAAATGTTTAAAAACTTAAATATCGATCAATAAAATCAAAGAAAGGAATGATTTAATGAAATTAAAAGAGTTAAAAGAAAATGTTGTAGTAGATATCAAGTCGGAAAAACAATGCCATGTTCTGATGAATTTGCTGGAAAACGCAGGATATCCAACATTTACCCAAAGATTTTCCTATCCTAGTGGCTATTTTTTAAAAGTGGTAGAAATTTATCCGGCAGATAAAAATTATATTGCATTATATGGTGGCAAGCCAACACAAAATAGTGTTTCATTAGAGGATGTTGTCGAGTTGGAAGCTAGAGATTCCGCAGTTATAGAAAATGGTAGAGTAGTTGCTTGCTACACTTATGGCTATGGCGGTTCTGAAATTGGATATATTTACAAGCCTGACGTCGGAGAACCTTGGGGTATTTTTTCTGACTTCCCATTAGACGCATTTATTGAGTATTATGCAGGCAAATATAATTATATTGAACCGGTTAATGATTTGGTTAAGATTGATAACGAAATCATTAAGGATAGCATTGTTTACTACGGAAAAGACGTACAGTCTACAGTTTGTATGGAAGAATGTGCGGAACTTATCCAGGCAATCAGCAAGGAAAAGCGAGGAAAATCAGACAAAAACAACCTTGCGGAAGAAATGGCAGACGTTTTGATTTCAATTGAACTATTAAAAGAAATCTATGATGTCTCAAACGAGCAGATAAATGAATGGGTAGATAAAAAGCAGAAAAGAATCCGATTGCAAATGAAATAACCTACAAATAACAGAACTTGAAGAAAAGGGGGTGCAGCACTCCAATGGGTAATTTCATTAAGATTGACCGAAAAATGCTGGAATGGGAATGGTGGCAAGATATTAACACATCGAGATTGTTTCTCTTTATGCTTTTATCTGCCTACTGGAAAGATGGAAGATATAAAGGTGTTGAGATTCCAAGAGGTTCGTTTCCAGCATCAACCGCTGATTTGGCAAAAGCAACATCACTTACGGAAAATGAAATCAGAACCGCCGTAAAGCATTTGAAAAGCACAGGCGAGATTACAAACAGAAACCATGGTAAATACACCGTATTTACGGTAGTTAAGTATAATGAGTACCAAGAGAATTACAATCAGAATGCAAACAGAATGCAAGCTGTTGACAATCAGATAACGAACACAATATTAAAAGAAGATAAGAATGAGAAGAAAAGAAAGAAAGATAATATTCCGTATGCGGAAGTTATTTCTTACTTGAACGAAAAGGCAGATACCAAGTTTAAATCTGATTCCAGTAGCACGCAGAGATTTATCAAGGCTAGATTTGCAGACGGATTTACTCTGGAAGATTTCAAGAAAGTGATAGATGCAATGTGTGAAAAATGGAAATTTAACGAGAAGATGAAACAGTATCTGCGGCCACAGACATTGTTTGGTACCAAGTTTGAAAGTTATTTGAATTTGGAACCAAAGGATAAAGCACATAGAGTAGAAAATTCAAAAGCAGAAATTGCTAGAGAGACTAAAGATGAGGAACCGGAAATGTCTGACGAAGAATGGACTGAAATGGAGGCAGGCAAATGAGATATGCACCGTATGAATTTAAGCCGAGCGATGCGTATGATTTTGCCCGGCACGTAGGAATCCTTTGTAAGGAACGAGGGGATGAGTTGTTTTTTAAGACTTGTCCGTATTGCAAACCAAGGGCGACGCGTGGAAATGTCAATACATTTTCCATCAATCTCAAAACCGGACAGCACAAGTGCTTACGTGCAAGTTGTGGTGTTTCCGGAAACATGATAACTCTTGCAAGAGATTTTGATTTTTCTCTTGGAACAGAGATTGACGAATACTACGCACCGAAGAAAAAGTACCGAGAACTTCCTCAACCGAAAGAACCGGTAATTCCAAAACCAGAAGCACTACAGTATTTGGAAAGCCGCGGAATATCGGAAGAAGTTGCAAAGAGGTACGAAATAACGGTTCAGGCCAAGAATCCTAACATTTTGGTGTTTCCATTCTACGACGAAAACGGAAAACTTAAATTTGTTAAGTACCGTAAAACGGATTTTGACAAGACCAAGGATGCCAATAAGGAATGGTGCGAATCAAAGACAAAACCTATTTTGTTTGGTATGAAACAGTGCGACACTAGTTTTAAACGACTTGTAATTACAGAGGGGCAGTTGGACAGCTTGTCGGTTGCTACCGCAGGAATAAACAATGCTACATCTGTTCCGACCGGTGCCAAGGGATTTACATGGGTTCCTTATTGTTGGAATTGGCTCTGCAAATGGGAAGAAATCATCGTATTTGGCGATTATGAGAAAGGGTTTATATCTTTATTGGATGAACTTTCAAAACGTCTTAAAACGAAAATTAAGCACGTTAGAGAGGAAGATTATCTTGACTGTAAAGACGCAAACGAGATTCTTCTTAAATATGGCAAGGAACAAGTCATAAAATGCGTTGAGAATGCGATACCGATTCCGGTAGAAAACGTGATTGACCTTGCTGACGTAAAAGACGTGGATCCGTATTCGCTTGAAAAGATACCAACAAGAATACAAGAAGTTGATAAACTCTTGTGTGGCGGCTTGATATTTGGATGTGTCAACTTGATAACTGGAAAATCTGGAAAAGGTAAATCCACTTTGGCAAGTCAGATTTTAGGAAATGCGATTGATTGTGGCTACAACGTGTTTGCTTACTCCGGGGAATTGCCGAACTTCCTTTTTAAGTCTGCTATAGATTTCCAGTCTGCTGGTCCGCAGAATGTGATTGAAGAAAATCGTGGCGAGTATGTCCGTCGCTACGTTCGTAAATCAGCCAAAGAAGAGATTGAAGAGTGGTATCGAGGAAAATGTATGTTATACGACAGAACGATGGTAAATGACGAAGATACCGACCTTTTAAAGACTATTGAACAGATGATTATAAGTCAGAATGTAAGAGTGATTCTGATAGACAATCTTATGACGATGATTAGTCAGACAAATGTCAAAGGAAGTAAGTTGGATTCACAAAGCAACATATCCCATAAATTAGAGGATATTGCTAGGTTCTACAACGTTTGTATTATTTTGGTAGCGCACAAAAGGAAAGATAGTGGTATTGATGATGAAGATATGGATGATTCAATTCGTGGAGATTCCGATATTGTCAATTCCGCAGGGGTAATCATCCACTACAACGTCAATAAGGATGAGGTGGACATGGACGAGTTTCCACGAATTATTGCAGTTACCAAAAATCGTGTGTTTGGCAGAACGAATTACAACGGATGGAAAGTGAAGTTTGATGAAAAATCAAAAAGGATTTATGGAAACAATGACGACCCGGACTATCTTCTTGGATGGAATAAATCAGACGGATTCGTGCAGACGGAATACGAAGAATCGCCATTTACTTAATCGAAAGGAGTGGAAACCATGTCAAGTGTGAGAGCGTCAGATATTCCGGAAGAACAAAAAATGTGGACGGATGTCTGGAACTGGAGAAAAAAGTATTACAATCCCGAAAACTCCGATGATTACTGGAAACAATTTACGGACGATGGAATATTTTTGGGGGAAAAGTACGGAAAATTGTGTCAAGACATCGTAATTGCGGTTCTTGACGAAGTGAAAGGACGGTGGAAAAAATGCTGACAGAGGAACAAAAGAAACTTGTCGAGGAAAACTATAAATTAGTTCCATACGTGATTTTTAGTGTCATGCACTTAGACGACCTTGAAGAATGGCATGGATATGCTTGTATTGGGCTTTGTAATGCAGCAGTTTTGTGGGACAAAAAGAAAGGACCATTTGCCACTTATGCGGTAAAGGCGATAAAGAACTCAATAATCCGTGAAATAAATTATAACGGGAGACAGTCAAGAAAAATTGACGATGAGAATAAATTGTCGCTGGACTATTGCTATTCGGAAGATGGAAGTGTAGAAAATGAAACACTACAGTCGATTATTCCAGACAAAAAGAACCCTGATTGGGGAGAGATTTTTGGAATGCGAGAATTGATTGAAATGCTGGATAACAGAGAGAAGAGATATGTCTTGCTTCTTATCAAAGGTTATAGTTTTGCTGAAATTGCAAAATCAGAGGGCGTATCTCGTCAATGGGTTCATGCTTGTGTACAAGGAGCAAGAAAAAAATTAAAGGAATGGGGTGCTGCTTGTGGTTAGAGAAGAAAACGAATGCCGAGACTGTGCGACACCAGCCTATCCTTGTATGGGCGATAGTTGCAGATTCCGTCACGTCAAACATTATTACTGCGATGAATGTGGCCAGGATGAAGATACGTTGTACATACTAGACGGAGAAGAACTTTGCATTGAATGCGTAAAGAAAAATTTAGAAAAGAAAGGAATTGATTTTGAATGACTAATGCAGAAAGAATCAGAAACATGACGGACGATGAGTTGGCAGAGTTTTTGGCTTATAACGCATACTGTGAAGAATGCTATGTGAAAAAGGATGATTCTTGTTGCTATCCAGACGGAACCTGCAAACAAAAACATATTGAATGGCTTCAAGCAGAAGCAGAATAGGAGGAAATATGAGCAATAATTTAGAATTTATGAAAGAGCATAATTGTAAACATCTAAAAAACTGTAAGTTTGCTAGTGTTGTGAAATATCAGTATTCGGATGATAAAAAAGGATGGTACATACAATTTGGAAATGTGCTTCATGGTATAAAATATTGTCCTTATTGTGGTGTGAGATTGGAGGATGAAGATGAAAGATAGATATTTATTTAAGGCAAAGCGGATTGATAATGGGGAGTGGGCGCAAGGGGCTTTAGTATATGACGATAGAGACAGGTTGTGCAGGATAATTACTGAAATTAGCTATTCTACGGGAACTTGTATAACATCAGATAATGCTCCAAGAGTGGATAAATCCACAATCTGCCAATGCACAGGCTTGAAAGACAAGAATGACAAGTTGATTTGGGAGAATGATATTGTAAAATTTGATGTATATTATTATGAAACCTTAGAAAGTAGTACAATATCGCAAATTAAATGGTGCAATGATTTATGTGCGTTAAGTCTTGTGGTAAATGATAAAGGAATTAGAGGTACATTAGGTCATTTAATGGATTTAAACAAAGAAATTGAAGTTATTGGAAACATATTTGACAATCCAGAGCTATTAGAAAGCGAGGGATAATATGACAGAGAGTGAAGCTATTGAAGAATTAAAATATGATTGTAATGAACTTGGTAAAGCAATCCCATGTGATACTTCATGGGGATGTTCTTTTGAAAAAGCTTATGGAATGGCAATACAAGCACTTGAAAAACAGATACCAATGAAACCTACAGAGATTAACGATGAATGTGGCTATTTTGAATGTCCTGCTTGTGGCGACTTGATTTATGCAGAGGGTGCTAGATTCGAAGAACACAAATACTGCTTATCATGCGGACAGAAATTAGATTGGAGGTAAAGTAGAATGAATGATTTCATGAAAAAAATTTTTGAAGCCTTTGAAAATGAATATGGGAAAGGCGAGAAATTGCAAGATGGAGAAATGCAGGTATTTTTGTTGCAGGATTGTACCGTAGTATTATCTCTTAATGACGGCGAATTAGGTGTAAAAGTAACGGCAGATAAGCCTATCAAATGTGATTTTGCATCTGGTATGTTTGTGGAAAGCGAGGAATGAAAAATGACGATTGACGAAGCAATTGAAAAAAATAGAAAATTTTGTTGTATGAATTGTGACAAATTCAGTTGTAAAGAATGCAAAGAAACACGAAACCAAATATCGGATTTGTTAGAAGAATTGAAAGCGTACAGGGCGAATGAGGGAATATCGGAAAATGTGTATAGACTTGGCTACAAATTCGGCTACAACAAGGCTATTGATGATTTTGTGGAGCAGTTGAAACTAAAACATATTGGAAAAGAAAGCGAGGAATGATGATGACATTGAATGATTTGAAAGACGGAATGGTTGTTGTTTTGAGAAATGGAGATCCATACATTGTTTTGAGAAATGTTTTTTATTATGGAGATATTCTTGCAGGGTACAAGAATATTTTGGAATTTTATAATACACAAATATCTTTAACCCGTTATAATGCGGATATGACATTTAAGAGTAAAAGTATTGATCCCTTTGACATAATGGAAATATACGAAAAACCAGAGGATATTTTTCATGCATTTTTTAAGAAAGGTAAACTCATTTGGGAACGTAAAAAACACAAAGAAGTGACAATGCAGGAGATTGAAGAAAAATTCGGGTGCAAAGTAAAAATTGTAGGAGGTGAAGATGAACACAACGATGGTTGGATTCCATGTAGTGAAAGGTTGCCCGAAAATGATGATGATGTTCTTTGTTGGTACGAATATAGAATAATGCAAGGCACTCATGAGGGAGAAATGAATCAGAAATTCGAAATCGGATATTATAACAAATATTTTAAAAGATGGGGTGGCGAAGTTTCTTCTGGACGTGATTGCAAAGTTATCGCATGGAGACCATTACCTGAACCGTACAAGGAGGACGAGGAAGAATGAGCAGATTGATTGATAATGCAGAGAGAATAAACCATTTGCCAATTTCAGAAAAACCAAATAACCGAACAGATAAGTTATTAGAAATGTTGGTTTATAATACATCAATAATAATTGATGAATTAAGAAAAATTAAGGAGAGTGAAGAAGAATGAGACTAATTGACGCAGACAAATTAAAATCCAAAATCCAAAAATCAAATTGCAATATCGAACATCTTTGGAAAAAGGTTGTATTGGATGTAATTGACAATTGCAAGACAGCCTATGATGTGGATGAGGTTGTGGAACAGTTGGAAATATACAGTAATAAGGATGAAGCGGAACAACTTGGAACAATTCCAGTAGTTGAGCTTGAAGATGCATTTAAAATCGTGAAAGGCGGTGGGATTTATGAATAGTAGATTGACAGGAAAAATACGGAATGTTGATGGTAGTGCTAGTTCTATTAAACCTATTGCAGATGATAAAGGATTTCCTAATAAGTTTGGTTCTGATGTTCTTACAAAATTAGCAGATTACGAAGATTTAGAAGAGCAAGGCAGGCTTTTGAAACTGCCTTGCAAGGTGGGAAATACTGTTTGGGTAATTGCAACACCACTTTCTGTATCTGAGGTTGTTGCTGTTGAGAAAGGCAAAGATTCTGAATACAAAATATATAAGTGCTATGTTGATTCCGTTTTAATACCTGCTAAAGGAGAAATAAAAATGTTTAGAATCATATGCGAAAAAACAAACAACATTGTTAGCGGTTTTATTACCGATCTTTCTTTTGGAAAAGGCATATTCTTAACAAAAGGAGAAGCGGAGGCGAAACTAAAAGAATTGAAAGGAGAATAAAATGGGCGATTTAATTATAATCTTGTGTACGTGGCTTATGATTTTAATTTTGAACTTTGAAATTAGAAAGGTAAAAAACGAAGTCATTGTCTTGAAAAAAGCAGTTGTTCTTTTACTAGACATTGAAAAAGACAATGTAAAGAAAATATTAGGAGGTAAGTAAAGTGGCAAGGAACAAAAGAGCGGCTATCCGCAGAGAACAAAAAGAGCATGACAAAAACAAATTGTCGATGAATGAAAAGCAATGGTTTATCAAGCAGACCGAAAGTGGAATCGGCAAAAGTGCTTTTGAAAAACTCATGCAGAGGTACTATAAGTATGGACACGACAGAGGAATGGAGTTGGCGGCAGGGATAATTTTTCTTGCGTTGCATGAACATTTTGGATTTGGAACAAAGAGGATTCAAACACTTATGAAGTGCATCTCTGACGAATCCATAAAAATGGATGAAGAGCCAACAAAATTCAATGTTAATTGGTACATAAATCAATTAGAAGAAGTTTTGAATGTCAAATTTGAGCAGCAGGAAAATGTGAATCCATTAGACTAGGAGGTGGAAAAGTAAAAATGTATGATTCAATACACAAGCCGTCTCATTACACGAGAGGTCGAAAATACGAGCCGAAAGATGTAATAAGAGATTGGGGGCTGAATTTTAATCTTGGTTCTGCCGTGAAGTACATTTCACGGGCAGGACGAAAAGATGACATTGTGCAGGATTTAATGAAAGCAGTAGAGTTTATCAACTTTGAGATTTTGGCAATAAGAGAAGAGAATGGAGATAAATGGAATGACGATTTCTAATTTACAAGTATACGGTCTTGGAAACAGTATCAGAGTTTCGAAGTTTCCAATGCAAGTAGATACTAGCAAGTGCGATTATTCGGTTACAGAAAGAACAAAGTCACTTGCTAATGCGGAAAGAGGATCGGGGCATGATAATTTCCTTTGCGGAATTATTGTTCAATTTGATTTGACTTTTTCCAACAAAGCATGGATTGAAGCAGAGCGGTATCATTGGTTTGAGATTGTGTCAAGTCAATCTACCATGCACAAAATCAATAAGATGGATTTTGATTCGTGTTTTAACGAGTACGTGACAGAAAGTACCAAAAAGGAAATGGAACGTCTTAAAAATGAATATGAACAAAATAAGACACCAGAGAATTATTTGAGACTTCTGTATAATTGTCCATCTGGAATCCTTATAACTGCCGGAATTAGTACAAACTATCAGCAGTTAAAGACAATTTACGCACAGAGAAAAAATCACAGATTGCCAGAGTGGCGGGCATTTTGTTATTGGATGGAAAAATTGCCACACAGTGAATTTATTACCGGAAAGGAGTAATGACAGAATCCTTGGTAGACCAAGGTTGACCGCCTAAAGGTGCAAAAAGGCGAGAATAAAGCAGATTTTAAATTGCGTGAAAACAAATAAGTAGCATTGGAAGCCGTAAATCTGCTATCCACGGAACAAGCAATTCTTGTCGAGTGGTTGTCATGAAACACGTTGTATTATTTAGCGGCGGTGCCGCTAGCAGTTATGTAGCATATTTACTTACGCAGGATGAAAGCATTGATAAAAAGGATATTGTTCTTCTTCATACTCCAACATTAAGCGAGTGTGCAGATTCTGAAAAATTCAGATTGAAAGTTGCAAGGTATCTGAAATTGCCAATGACTGTATGGGGCAGGGGCGAAGATATTTGGGATTGTATAGACAGAAATAGTGCGATTCCCGGACAGTTTATGCCATTCTGCACCCAACAGTTAAAGCAACAAATGAAAGAACAATATTACAAATACCTTAAAAGCATTGGGGAAGATTGGATTGAATACGTTGGATATGGTCCGGATGAGTGGCGACGCGTCCAAAAATCAATCGCTAGAAATGAAAAATTAGGAAGAAAAGTCAAATTTCCATTGTTTGAAAAGCAAATATCGTCGGATGAATGTAAAAGAATCATTCAAGACGAATGGAAAATTGAGTTACCGAGTGCCTATAAATCATTAAAGCACAACAATTGCATACCATGCTTTAAGGGCGGTAAAGGCTATTTCTACGATGTTTGGAAAAACTACCCGGAAGAATACCACCGCGCAATGCAGAAAGAAAAAGAAGTCGGCTACACAGTGTTCAAAGACGTTTCTTTGGAAGAACTGGAGCAAAAATTTATCAGCGACAAGGAATGGGAAGATGCACAGATGTCTCTTGAAGACTTTATCCCTTGTGAGTGCTGGACATAAAGGAGAATGGCTTATGAAATTTTCAGATTTCACAAAGCCAGAACTTGAAAAAATTATTTTAAATGCAAACTTTACCGATGATGAAGAACGTATATTTAACTTGCTTTCAAGAGGTTTCAGTGTTTTAGAAGTATCACAAAAATCTGGAATGAGTGAAAGTAGTGTGTATCGAAGAATCAGAATCATAAAAGTAAAAGTTGAGAAAGTGAGGTTCCTATGAAAGAAAAGGTTGATATCAAAGACAAATTGTTGCTTACAATAACAGAAGCCGCCGAATACACCAATATTGGAGAACACAAGTTGCGTGATATGGTGGAAGAAAAAGATTGTAACTACATATTGAGAAAAGGTTCTCATACGTTAATTAAACGAGTTCCTTTTGAAAAGTACCTTTTATCAAAAGAAGTTATTTGATAACTTGCGAAAGAACATTGTGTGTGATAATATTGTTAATACGCAATGTTCTTTCTTTTTCAATCGAAAGGAGACTAGTCATGAAAAAAAGAAAGGACAACAAAGGAAGAGTATTGCAAGACGGAGAATGCCAAAGGAAAGACGGCACCTATATGTTTCAATACAAAAATTTATCTGGAAACAGAAAATGCTTTTATGCAAAAACACTAGATGAATTGCGTAAAAAGGAAAAGAGCGTCAGGAAAAACGAAGTGTTTGGAATCATAGATGATAACTCTACATTGAATCAGATTTTTGACGGATCTTTTCAAGGCAGGAGAAACATATCGGAAAGTACCAAGAATAACTATTTGAACTTATGGAACTATAGAGTTCGAAATGGAATAGGCGGAATTGAAGCAAGAAAAGTGACAAGATCTCATGTCATTAAATTTTACAATGAATTGTCTGACAACGGCTTGTCGTATTCTACCATCAAAGCATACAACATTATGCTTTCCCTTGTATTGGATGAAGCAATGAAAAATGACATAATATTAAAAAATCCATGCAAGGACTGCTTGAAGTTGTATGCAAACAACAAAAAGACAAGAGAAGCGCTGACTTTGGATCAGCAGATGGCATTTCTTGATTTTATTTTGGACAGTAAGGTTTATTCAAAGCATTATCCTCTACTCTTTCTTATGATTACAACGGCGGTGCGCTGCGGAGAAGCAATAGGTTTGACCTGGAATGATATCGACTTTAAGAGCAGAGAAATCAATATCGATCATCAATTGCTTTACAAAAAGCATAATGGCAGGTATCGGTTTTACATCGAAACTCCAAAAACGGAATCCGGAAAAAGAAAAATTCCAATGACGCGGGAGTTATGCAAAGTAATGATGGATTTTAGAGAGAAGCAATTTTCTTCTGGAATCAGATCTGATACAATAGACGGATATTCCAATTTTGTTTTTATAACTAAAAGAGGAAATCCAATCATGCCATCTGCAATAAATAATACATTGCTAAATATTGTAAACGCATATAATAAAGATGTAAAAGAAGATGATGTTTTTCTGCCGCACATATCTGCGCACATTTTAAGGCATACCGGATGTACACGGATGGCTGAAAAAGGAATTGATGTAAAGGTGCTACAAAAGATTATGGGGCATTCAGATATTTCCGTAACAATGAATATTTATACTCATGTTACATCAGATCGTTTGCATGAAGAGATAAAGAAACTCGAAATTTCGGAGATTGCCAGATGATGTATTTACATCAAATTTACATCAAAACAGTGTAATTTTAAGTAAATTTATACCACTTTTTATAAAGTTTTTATAAATTCCGATGTTTTGAATATGTTGAAAGTACGCTTTATGTAAGGCTTTGACGGTTTTTACAAAGTTTTTATAAATTTATTAGCACTCACTCTTGACGAGTGCTAATAAAAGTGGTATAACATAATTGTAGCGATGGTGGAGAGACTATAAAAAGTCCCACATTGTCCAATAACGCTTGCAGGCATCGTGCAGGAGATGCAGAATGGAGGCAGAGTATGAATATTTCAAAATTTACACAGAAATCCGTAGAGATTTTAAACAACCTGGAAAAAATCGCATATGATTTTGGTGCACAGGAGATTGCACAGGAACACTTACTTTATGGGATGTTGACGGTAGAAGATAGTCTGATTAAGAAACTGATCGAGAAGATGGAGATAGACAGCGATGTGTTTTTGGCGCAGGTCGAGGGAGCTGTCCGCAAACGTCCGCAGGTTCAGGGAGGACAGGTTTATATCGGACAAGATTTGAATAAAGTATTGGTGTATGCCGAAAATGAGGCGAAAGCGCTGGGAGACGAGTATGTCTCCGTGGAGCATTTATTTTTGAGTCTACTTCGCAAACCATCGAAGGAGATCAAGCAGCTGTTCCACGATTTTCAGATTGACCGCGAAAGATTTTTGCAGGCTCTTTCGAAAGTCCGAGGAAATCAAAAAGTGACAACGGACAATCCGGAAGCCGTGTATGACAGCTTAAATAAATATGGATACGACCTCGTAGAGAGGGCGCGTGAGAAAAAACTGGATCCTGTAATTGGCAGGGACTCGGAGATTCGTAACATGATTCAGATCTTATCGCGTAAGACCAAAAATAACCCGGTTCTCATCGGTGAACCCGGTGTAGGTAAGACAGCAGCTGTAGAGGGACTGGCACAGCGTATTGTGCGCGGAGATGTGCCGGATGGCTTGAAAGACAAGATAATATTTGCTTTGGATATGGGGGCATTGGTGGCAGGTGCCAAATACCGCGGTGAATTTGAAGAACGTCTGAAAGCCGTTTTGGAAGAAGTCAAAGACAGCGACGGGCAGATCATTCTTTTCGTCGATGAACTTCATACGATCGTCGGAGCCGGAAAGACCGATGGTGCAATGGACGCCGGAAACATGTTAAAGCCAATGCTTGCACGTGGCGAACTGCATTGTATCGGTGCAACTACATTGGATGAATATCGGATGTACATTGAGAAAGATGCCGCATTGGAACGTCGTTTCCAGCCGGTTATGGTGGACGAACCGACGGTAGAGGACACGATCTCAATTCTTCGTGGACTGAAAGACCGTTATGAAATTTTCCATGGTGTAAAAATTACCGATGGAGCACTTGTCAATGCGGCGGTTTTGTCAAACCGTTATATCTCAGATCGTTTCCTTCCGGATAAGGCGATTGACCTTGTCGATGAAGCATGTGCACTCATCAAAACCGAGCTGGATTCGCTGCCGACCGAATTGGATGACGTGCAGCGTCACATTATGCAGCTGGAGATTGAAGAGGCCGCATTGAAAAAAGAAACGGATAATCTGAGCAAAGAGCGTCTGACCAATTTACAGAAAGAACTCGCTGAACTTCGTGAACAATTTGCCGGCGAAAAGGCAAAATGGGACAATGAGCGAAGCGCGGTGGAAAAAGTTCACAGTCTGAAGACTGAACTTGAAACCGTCCGCAATCAGATTGAAATGGCGAAAAACAATTATGACCTTGAAAAAGCGGCGCAATTGCAGTATGGAGATCTGCCAAGAGTGCAGAAACAATTGCAGGAAGCCGAAGAAAAGGCAAAGAAAGGCGACCAGTCGATGGTTCACGAGAGCGTAACAGAGGAAGAAATTGCCAAAATTGTATCGCGCTGGACAGGAATCCCGGTTGCCAAATTGACAGAATCGGAGCGCAATAAAACACTTCATCTGGCAGATGCACTTCACAAACGGGTGGTCGGCCAGGACGAAGGAGTAACGAAAGTGACAGAAGCAATCCTTCGTTCCAAGGCCGGAATCAAGGATCCGACAAAGCCAATCGGCTCATTTCTCTTCCTTGGTCCTACCGGCGTCGGAAAGACGGAGCTTGCGAAGAGCCTTGCCGAGAATTTGTTTGACAATGAACAGAATATCATACGTATTGATATGAGTGAATATATGGAGAAACATTCCGTATCGCGTCTGATCGGAGCGCCTCCGGGATATGTTGGTTACGAGGAAGGCGGCCAGCTGACCGAGGCAGTGCGAAGAAAACCATATTCTGTCGTATTGTTTGATGAGATTGAGAAGGCACACCCGGATGTGTTCAATATTTTCTTGCAAATATTGGATGATGGACGTGTAACAGACTCGAAAGGCCGTACGGTCGATTTCAAAAATACGATTTTGATCATGACATCGAACCTTGGCGCAGAATATTTGCTTGATGGTATCGACGAGGACGGCAATATCCGCCCGGAGGCAGAACAGAAAGTGATGGAAAAACTTCGTCTGAGTTTTAAACCGGAATTTTTGAACCGTCTCGATGAAACCATCATGTTTAAGCCGCTGACAAGAGACAATATCCGAGGAATCATTGATCTTTTGATCGCGGATCTGAACCGCCGTCTTGCCGACCGCGAGCTTACGGTAGAACTTACCGATGCAGCGAAAGACAAAGTGGTGGAAGATGCGTATGAACCGGCTTATGGTGCACGGCCATTGAAGCGTTATATCCAGAAAAAGGTAGAGACACTTCTTGCCAAAAAGATTTTGTCTGACGAACTTCATGCCGGCGAGCATTTTGTTATTACCGATGAAATGCTGTAAATAAATAACACCCCTTGCGAATTTTGTCATATAGTATACTAAAAAGCAAAATAGCAAGGGGATTTTTTTATGAATTCATATTCTGGAAATTGTAATTGTAATGAAAATCCAAGACCGCGCGGCCCGATGCCTGTCAACATGCCATCCTCTTCCTGCGGATGTCGTGCCTACAAGCCGGAAATGCCGGAATCCCGACCTTGTCCACGCCCGGAACGCCAGTCATTGGCTATCGCCTCGGTAAAATGGCAGACGTGGAAAAATGTCATGGACGGTGGAAGCGGTTTGGCGCACGGCTCGATCTTTGAAGATCTCGTTCTTCCATTTGTTGGAAGCAAAGCAGCATGCGCACAATGTTCACAACCATCATATCAAGGGAGGGATCGACGATGAATCAGACAGACAAAAAGAAGTTGCTGCGTTATATTCAGGAAGTTTCGTTTGCCATCGATGATGTCGTACTGTATCTGGATACGCATCCCTATGATGAGGAAGCATTGAAGTATTACAAAAAGTATAAGAAATTATACCACGAGGCATCCGAGGAATACACGCAATACTACGGACCACTACAAACTAGTAATGTTATCGCAGATGACCGCTGGACCTGGGTAGAAGGCCCATGGCCATGGGAAGGAGGATGTTGATCAATGTGGAAATATGAAAAACGGTTGCAATACCCGGTAAATATCACTCGCCCAAATGCTGAGATGGCAAAAGTGATCATTTCACAATTCGGAGGTCCGTGTAACGTTAAGGGATAGATGAGTAAAGTGCCGAAAAGTCGGCACTTACAAAGCTGTTTAGGAATAAGAATAGAAGATGTCGAAGGTATCGCTGTCTCGATGGTACTCGATGTGATCGACTATCTGTACAACGGCGTCGTGCTTTTCGACCACATCGACCGATTCATCTTCCAATGTGTCCAGTAAGTTTTTGATCATAGAGATATACGTGGTGCCATTGATGGCAGCAGTATGAGGAGTGCATCGTCGCTCTTCTTTTTTTATGAGCTTTTTCAAATGATCTCTTTCTTCGGCGATCCGGAACTTATTTTCTTTATATTCTTCTTTGGTATCAATTCCTTCGATGTATGCGTCTTTGATGCGCTGTTCTTTTTGTTCCAGTTTGGCAAGGGAATCTTGGTATTGGCGGAGCATATCCGAAGCAAGTGGAGTATCCGGCAGTGTCGCATGAAATGTCATGTCTGCGGAAGTACTGTCAATAGTTTTGCGCAAGGAATCAACGAGTGCTTCTTCACATCGCCAGGCAACGATATTTCCGGTGTTGGTGTGCATTCCTTTGGAGTATTTCCAGCAAACAAATGAAGTATATGTTTTGTTCGTGTGAAAAGACAGATTTGCTCCGCAGGCCGGACACCGCATGATGCCGCAAAGGTAATGGTTAAATAGGGTGTCGGATTTACGTCGTCGCTGTCCGGTGTGACCGGGAACAAAAGGAACAATTTTTTGAACTTGTGTCCAATGATTTTCGTCAATTAACGGTTTGTGCAGTCCCTTTGTTGTGATAATGTCGTTATCGGCATTATTGTAGTAGGAAGAATGCTTTCTATAATTCCACCGCACATAACCCTTATAGAAAGGATTTTGAAGGATATAAACGATACCACGATGTTCGAAGAGTTTTCCACGGCGCGTGCGGTATCCGGCATCATTGATTATTCGTGCGATAGTGGTTGAGGTTTTTCCTTCCGCGGCAAGACGATAGATCTCACGCACAATGACCGCTTCCGGTTCATAAATCACGGGAACATGATCTTCCATATGATATCCGAGCGGTGGTGCTGCCTGGTATCCTCCACGGAGTGCCTTTTCTTCCATGCCGCGCTTGACATCGCTGGCGAGGCGAATGGAGTAATACTCATCCATCCACTCAATGATTCGTTCAATCAAGGAGGCAAAAGGACCATCAATCAATGGCTCAGTGATCGATACGACCTCTACACCATTTTTTTGAAGCAATGATTTGTAGACGATACTTTCTTCCTGATTCCTTGCGAAACGGCTGAATTTCCACACCAGGATGTAGTCATAGGGATGTTCTTTGGATTTGGCATAGGAGATCATTTTTTGGAATGCCGGTCGTTTTTCTGCGTTACGTCCACTGATACCGGTATCCTCAAAGATGTCAGTGATCATAATTCCGTTTTTCTTCGCATAGTTTTTGAGCTCGCGGCGCTGTGCATCCGGAGAGAGTTCTTCCTGGCGATCTGTCGATACGCGGATGTAGGCAGCAGCTGTTTTGATGGTTGTGGACATAGGATCACTCCTTATAACTTGACATATTCAATATATATTAGTAAAATAACATTTAAAAGTTAGAAATGAATTCTAACTAAGTGAAGAAAAGAACATGGAAGTATAAATAAAATGTTCTTATTATCTGAAAGCAAGTAATGTTTCTAGTTTGTACTAGGAAAAGGTTTACTTGCTTTCTTTAACTTTGTCTGTTGGTGCTTTATGGCAAGAACATATGAAAATACCCCAAGCCTCGACAAATCCTTGATTACTTAAGAAATCAGTTCCTTTCCATCAAAAATCAATGATTTGATTTTATTTGTTTTCCGGTCAATTTCGAACTGAAAATCACTTCGGATCATAGCACCAAAGCCATTTTGGGAATCTACATAGCCTTGGACCAGCAAGGTATGTTTATTTTTGGAAAAGGCCCACTCATTCCTGTCGGCAAATTCTGCGGTAGAGGGTGAGGTAAGAATTTCCTTTATTTTTTCCTCACAACTAATCCTTACAGTGTCTTGTTCCTCAGCGGTCATACAATAGTCGTTAAGGGTCGATTTGACTTTTCCTTTTCCGTATAATGTATGATTTTTATAAGTTATCTTATATACATTTTGTTTTTTATCAAGAAAAACAAATACATTTTTTATGTTGCCAATTACAAGAATATATCCTTTTTTTCCTTTGTACCTGGAATCCAATGAAGACTCTGCGGTTATCGACGAAGCATCTTTTAAACCACATTGAGATAAAATTTTATCAATTTTTTCCCCTTGCTTATTTGACAGTCCGTTGATGTTTTTAGCGGCAAAACTTGTCGGCGCATTAGTAGACAGAGCAGCGTTCTGGTTGCCGTAATTTGTGTTGTTATTTGAAGAGGGGGTGTCGTTCCCTAAAACTGCTCCAACTATTGTAATTGTCATTAGGATAAGTATAATGATAGAACAGTAGAATAAACACCCTAGTTTCTTCTTCTTTTTCGCTGGAAGTGATGCTACAGATGTAACATTTGTCGTTTTTTCTGTTTTGAGAATGTATCCGCAGTTTGGACAAGTCGCTGCTTGATCTGAAACTTCATGGTTACATTCTGGACAATTGATTAGTGACATAACAAAATCCTCCCTTATTTGTGTTGATGTGCGTAAATTTCAATAAGATCAACAGAGCAATCTTTATCAAAATCCCCATTTTCGATGTGCTTCATAGCATGGTGGTATGCGTTAAGTAGTTGCATGTGTGAGTGGCGTGGATTGAGTACGATGGTATAACTCAGATCCGGGTTAGCCACCACGTATTCTTTGATGGTAGTAGGCATATCAGCCATCACTACGTTGATAGTGTCGTTGTGCATTTTGAATCCCTCCTTACCCTGATTGTACAAAAATTATTGTCCCATAAAAAGGACTTACAATACTGCGGCGTTATCTTTATTTTCACGCATTTTCTTACTGACGCGATATTGTTCTGCATCTGGAATGTCAATAAATTCGACGGTTTTATCATAATTTTTACGGACAACCTCTTTAATCTCGTCCAAAGTGACGTTGAAAAATTCACGTCTTTGGTTGACCATGTTTAATTTTTTATCCTCGAAAGCACGGTGAAGAGCTGCTTCAAGAGCCGGTGCATCCTCTGAGAAGATCATAGCGTGGACATCAAACTTGAAGGGAACGGAGGCGTCGCCAAGCTCATCCACACGATCTTGCGGATTGAGGCGGCGAGTCATACCGATCTTATATACATTTTCGCCAAATGCTCCAATATTAGATATGATATAGACATATCCTGCTCGGATATTAGCTTGTCTGTAATCAATATCAGATAACGATTTTTCGATATCAGCGAGAACATTTTCAAATTCAGCTTTCTTTTGTAGATATTCCTGATTCGTCGGATCGTTTTCAAGTTGTTTCTTTATTTTCTCATATGCCGTCAAGTAATGAGTCTGTTCTTTTTCAATTTTATGCTTTTCTGCTTCGATTTCTCGCTGTAATCGTTCTTGTTCGCGTTGCTCCGCACGTGCCGCTTTGGCGGCTTCTTTTTCTTCTTGCTGTTTCTGCCGGTATTCAAAGGCAAGGCGCAATTCTTTGATTTTAGCATCCAGATACATCTTAGTAATAGAGATATTCATAATGGAGCCAAGTTTTGAAATGACTTCCGCGGATTTACGAATTCTATGTAATGAAGCGTCAAAATTGGTATAGCGTACTTTAGAAATCGCCGTGTCACATTCGTTGTTAAAGGCACGAAGCAAAAGTTTTTGAGTGTCAGCAACCATTTTACGACCTTTAGCTGCATTTCCGTCTACTTTCCAATTTATAACACCTGTTACCGCGCGTTTGGATTTGATGAGATCTTTTTGGTGATCTCTTAGTTCTGCCAGTTTTTCTTTGTAATCAAGAGCGGAAGCAAAATCATATTGCGGTTTATACAAGCCAAATTCCTGAATTGCGATTTCTTCATCAAGAACAATCATATCATTCTGCTTTTCTTTTATTTGATTTTCAAGATTAAATGCTGTCTGCTTCAATGAGTCGATGTTTGTTTCGATTTGCTGTTCTTCTTTGTGCAGAGATTTAATGTGCATATCCAAGTTGACAGCATCTTTAAGCTCTGGGGTTAGTGATTTTTTGTAACTATCATTCTGTTCTACTAGGCTTTCATATTCAGTTGCGAGTTTGCGTTCATTTCTCAATTTAAGTAGCAAGAGAATAATGCCCACAATCAAAGGGATTCCATAAAGGAACCAAAAGAAAAAAAGTATACAGATAAGCCATGTTTTTAAGTACCATTTGTTGTTCATAACTTTCTACGCCTCCTTATTGTACTTTTTAGTTTGAGAATCTGTCCAACATCTGCTTTACAAATTCAATGTCTTCCTTCTTGACTTTTCGTGAAGCGTCAAAAAGAACCTTATAATCCGGATTTTTATGTAAGAACTCTGCTGCTTCACGTGCGTCCTCGTCCAGGTAGTAAGATTCATCAGAATCATCCTCTGCTGCTAAATCTTTTGAAGCAAGATCATTTATATCAACTCCAAGTAATTCTGATAATGCACGTAATTTTGAAATTGGGGGTTCAGATATTCCTGTTTCCCATTTTTGAATTGTTGTATAGGATTTATATCCCAATTGTTCAGCTATCTGGTCTTGTGATAAATTCTTCTTTTTTCTTAAGTATCGAATGTTTTTAGCAAGGCACATATCGAACACCTCCTAAATTTACTGTTTAGAATATAGTACTACGAAAACGAAAAAAATTCAAGGAAATTTTAATAAAAAGCAAAAAAACATGAAAAAAATTCAAGTTTACTATTGACACATGAAAAATATTCATGTAGAATTGATTTAGAAAGTGAGGTGAGATGGATGCAGATAGACAGACAATATACATTAAAAGAACTTCGTGCGCGCAAAGGAAAGACACAGGCAGATACGGCGAAAGATCTTGGGATATCTACACAGACCTATAATTCGTGGGAAAAGGATATATCAAATGTAGCAGTAAGCAAAGTTAAAGCTGTGGCAGATTATTTTGGCGTACGTTTAAGTGAAATTTTTTTTAACTAAAAACATGAAAAATATTCATCTAATATTAAAGGAGATGAGTCCATGAAAAGGCAGCCACTAAATTTTGATGAAATATCTACAAAAGATTTGGTTAGGGAACTAAATAAACGAGAAGGTATTTCACAAATCTGGGTGGAACCAGAAAACAAGAAATTAGATGTACAAATAACCAGTCCCACCCTGATTTTAGTTGTTACAGACTAAAGTCAGGCAATAGTAACCAAGAACCACAACATTTCATACATTAATTAATATGGAGGTGATTATCATGGCAAAAAGAAAGAAAAGCAAAATCCAAAATTACATAATTATTGAAGGAAAGCCGGTCAAAGTGGAAGACATACCACCGGAGCAGATGAAAGAAATTGCGACGACGCTTGCAATACGCTTTGCAAAGGCTCTTGGGTATGAACCGGTAGAACCAGTAAAGGATACAAAAAACATAGGATAGCCCGAAAAGGGCAGAAAGGACAAGCTATGACGACAAAGAATAAATGTTTATGGACGATGACAGGCTGTTCAATCGCCTATCTTACAACGATGGCGCTCAGTCCTGCAACCGGGACAAGCATTCCAGCGGCGATCATGTCGGTGGTATGTACACTGTATATTGCGGTATTTATCGCGGCAAACGTGGGAAATAAGGGGGAAGAGTGATGGACAGACAGGAATTTTATCAAGACGGTGTGACTCGTGTTACGGATCCGTTTTATATCTGTATCTGTGAGAAGGGGTGTGCTGCTTACAGCCCGATCTATTTGAAAAAATGTGAGCTGTGCGGCGCACCGTTACGCCAGTGTGTTCCCGCCAATAAATATAACCAAAGCAAAGGCGATCAGTAAAAAAACTGACCGCCAAGATATGCTCACTAAAAATATAACCATTTTTAGTATAGCATATCTAAGATAAAAAAGCAAGCAAAACATCAAAAATAAAGGGGTTCAAAGCCCCTTTGAAAACTTGCTAAGGATATTAGTTTTAGAGCAATTACAGGAGGAAGATATGCCATACATAAAAGCAACGACAGTAGCAGGTCAGACAGTCATGATCGAGAAGTATTACTCCAGCCGATGGGGACGAAAGGGGATTGAGCGTTCTGCCAATCTGAAAAAGACAAGTGAGGAGCAGGAGCGTGTAAATCAGCGGCAGGCAATCCGAACGGTTACCCTCTTACTCAATGCCAACTTCGGACCGGATGATTATCACCTGGTACTGGACTATACTCCGGATCAGCGCCCGGCTACTCCCTGCGAAAGCCAAGAAGTTAGTCAAGCCATTCCTTGGAAAACTTCGACGGCTCTATCGAAAGTGCGGGATGGAACTAAAATACATCGAAGTGTGTGAATTTGGAAAGAAAGGGGCGCTGCACCATCACATGGTGGTCAACAGTTGCGCCGGCACAACGACAGCGGATATCAGAAAGAAGTGGCCGCATGGTCGTGTGCATTTCAATCCGCTGGATGATTCAGGAGAGTATAGCAAACTGGCCGCCTATCTTTTGAAAAACCGAAAGTATTGGAAAGAAAGCGGTGGCACCGGAAAGCAGTATTCCCCATCGCGAAACCTGGTACGACCTGTAACCAAGAAAGTAGTGGTTAAGGCAGAGCGGTACTACGAGAAGCCGAGAGAAAGAAAAGGCTACTATGTTGCCGCCGATTCAGAGAGACATTTTATGACGGAAGCAGGCTGGCCATATATGAGATATATCATCGTAAAAGGAGAAAGAGCACCGTGAAGATAGACATATACATCATTACATTGTGGAAGGGGACGAACTTTGCCAAGGGATCCGGAGCATATGGGATTCTGCTGGAAGTGGTAAAAGACGGTACCCCTTATACAAAAGAGCATTATGCCGGATGGGAAAATCTGTCCTATCCCAAATTACAGTTAAGGGCAGCAGTTGACGCTTTGGCATATGTCACAAGACCATGTGAGGTAAAAGTACATATGGATCAAGGATATGTAACCGGAGCATGGGAAAGTAAATGTAACAACGGAAAATATATGGGGTTGTGGGATTCGTTGAAACAAAGAGTAGAGAAAATGGACAATGTGGAGATAGTCCTTGACGGGAAACACGAATATGCTTCATACCTCACAAGACAGTTAGAGGCAGGAAACTATCCGGCGATCAAGGATCAATAAATGAAAGGAGAGATACTATGTTTGAAATTTTTGGAGAATTTGACACATTTTTAGAATTGAATCAGGCAGCAGAGGGCTTGAAGAAAGAGGGAGATATGGCTTCCCTCCGCAAGCTGGCATCAGAAAACGGCATCGATGAATTTGATACCGAGGCTTATATCAAGGGTGAGATCCCGGACTTAAGCAATCCAATGACAGCCGCTCTCGGAAAACTGAAAAAGGAAAAGGAGGAGGAGAGCGGCAATTATGTGACGACTGCGATCATTGGATATCTGGAATCCATCTGCGATGATATCGACATGGCACTCGCAATCCGAAAAAAGGGAAAGCGTGTCAGCGAAGTGTATGACAAAGTGTATAAGTATGCCAAAGACAACCAGAAGAATCATTGCGGCGTGTGCAGCGATGAAAAAGCCTATCAAATGGCACGTGAATATTATAAGGGGGCAGAGTGATGAAGTTTGATATCGATATTACGCCCTGCCCGGAAGAGTATATCAAGGCAGCAGTCAAACGCCATCTTGTCCGAGGTGTGCCGGGGAGCCTGGATGAAGATATTATCATTCAAAAGGTGAAGGATGGTCTGCTTTGGACGTATCATTATTATGCGCATTCGCGCCATGATAATGCGGCTGCGCTATCTAATGCGGTTAGAGAGCAATGCCGGTCACCAAAAGAAATCATTATTGCAGACATGGAAAAGCGGCGATGGTGGACATGGCGGGATGGCAAATGGGGAAAGGCAAAGTGCCGCCCTTGGGATGCGTATTATTTTGATAAAACCATTCCGAAAGATGTAACCGGACATGTGATCGATAAAGAGATGTATGGAAAGCATCTATGGGATATGCAGGAGGAAGTGAATGCGGATCGCTATCGGCAGAAACAGCAAAAGAAAGCGGCCGATCAAAAGCGCTTGATGGATCAAATCAAACCGATTCCCAAAGCATATGAGGACTGGGCGCTGAACCGATTTGTGAATTTTATGGTATTTTCTCCGGAAGACCGGGCGGAAGGATACTGTTCGCATTGCAGAAAGAAAGTGCCGATGGAGCATCTGTTAAACGGCAAAACAGTAGTCTGTCCGATCTGCAATAAAGCGATGGAAGCAAGAACCATACATAAAATGCCTATGATTCAGCAAATAAGCACGATGTATGTCCAGCCGATAAAAGAAGGATTCGTATGCAGATTTATCAAATATACAAAGACCTGGAGCAATGGCACAGAATATGTCGATCCGCAGGAAAGATTACGTATGTTCCAGGAATATGGAAAGTCGCAGCGCTGGTTTGAGCGGCGCATCTGGAGTTATGGGGAAGACGGATATAGCAATGAGTTCGCCGAAAACAGAGTCAAAGGATGGACACGAGCGATGAACTCACCGACGTGCGTGCGTATAGACCGGTATTATCCGGCAAAGTGCCATGTCTACAAAAGAAATCTGCCGGCATTGATAAAAAAGACACCGGTGAAGCATTTGACCGGATTGGATGAAATGGCGTTTTTGGTAACCAAAGAACAACGCTATCAGCAGGGAATTTTTGCGTACATAGATATCCTGGATTACTGCGGAAGATACCCGGTGATCGAGTCACTGTGGAAACTAGGATTTGAAAGACTTGCTGTAGATATCGTCTGTAATTCCATAAAAATCAAGCTGTCCCACGAAAACCATAAGGCGTTGGGAATATCAAAGGAATTGTGGAGATATATGCTGCAGACGGATAGACAGCAGGATGCAGGCTGGATCCAGGCAATGCAGGAGCTTTCAGGAGTGCATGGAAGTATCGAAGAGAAAGAGGAAGCTATCCTTGTAACGAAATCCAGACAACGAGAAGCGCTGTTTTTGAAAAGAGGGCTGAAATTAAGGAAAACAGTAGACTATATCTGTGAACAGGCTAGATATTCAGATCTTACGGAACATACAGCAGCACAGCAGTATGTGGACTACCTTAATATGTCAGACAGGCTGCAACTAGACACAATTCTCTATCCGGATAATCTTGACAATGCGCATGATCAATTGGTAGAGCTGATTAATGCCCGTAACAATAAAAAGCGACTTGCTGAGGCATCAAAAAAGGACAAGGCAATTGGAAAGATTTATGAGAAGATCGAAAAAAATTTTTCGTTCGCGGAAGGTAAATATATTATTCGGCCGGCGAAGAGTAATGTCGAGATAGTGCGGGAAGGACAGATTCAGCATATCTGTGTGGGAGACGGAAGTTACACAGAGAAGATGATTCAGGGCAAGAGTTATATCTTGTTTCTCCGGCAGCAGTCGGCACCGGACAAACCCTACTATACTGTAGAGATAGCTCCGGATTACGAGATACTCCAGCGCCACGGCAAGTATAACGAAGAATACGAGGAACGTATCGAGGTAGACGCATTTTTAAATCAATTTGTGGAGGAAAAGACACATGGCAAAAAGCATTATGCATGATGGAATGACCTGTTTTTTATGCGGTGCAAATGGAACGATGGATTATCTGCACTGGCATCATATCTTTGGCGGACCAAATCGAAGATGGTCTGAAAAGTTTGGACTAAAGGTGCGGCTGTGCGGGCAGAAATGTCACGAACATGGTCCGCAGGCGGTACATAAATGCCGGAAGACAGATCTTTATTTGAAAGCAGAGGGACAGAAAGCATTTGAAGAATATCACGGAAGTCGGGAAGAGTTTCAGCAGATATTCGGCAGAAACTGGTTGTAAGCACCAAATGGCTTTTACATCACGGGATAAGTCATTTGAATCATATAGCAGACTGCCGGGGATATCTCCGGCAGGGAAAGGAGCAAAGAATGGAACAGTTAAGTATAGTGATCAATGATATGGAGGATGTCACAAAAGCGATAGATCAGGCACAGAGAAAAGCGTGCACGTCGATCGTCGAGATCGGCTATGTGCTTCGCAAGGCAGATGATGCGGAGTTATTCCGGCAAAAAGGATATAGCAGTATCTTCGAATTTGCCAAGCAGGAGTACGGCTGGGATAAAGCTCAGACATCAAGATTTATGGCAATCAACCGGGAATACAGCGAGGGCGGGTATTCTACCGTGCTGAAAGCACAGTATGAAGGTTACGGCCAAGCAAAACTGTCCGAAATGTTGATGCTTCCGGAGCAGATCCGGGAAGAACTTCATCCGGATATGAAGCGGGATGAGATCCGGAAGTTTAAAAAAGAATACCAGGAAGCAGAAAGGGCACGTGAATTTGAAGATTTCGGAAAATCGTTTACCACAGAGGCAGCAGTCGAAGAGGAAAGTCTTTTGGTGCAGAGTATCCGGTATCTGTTCGAATTGGACACGTATGCCAGACGGATCCCAAAACTGTGGTCGCTGATGAAGAAAAAGGATGCCGGAGAAGACTGTAATGAGCATGATATCTTTCTTGCTTTGTCTGAGAATGGCTATGGAAATCAGCGAGCCGGATCGTGTATGTACTTTTTCAAGAAGGACAACTTTATCGTGATGCGTGGAATGTCCAAAGAAAAGCATTCTTATAATGAGCTGCTGGAGAGATTATTGAATCTGTCAAGTGTCGAATTATCCGAGGAAAACACCTGGTATGAAAAAACGTTTGGAAAAAATCTTCCGGAAGATGAAAAAACGGTACCAAAAGTGACACCAGCCTCGAAAGTTCGAGGGCGAGAGGTTGTCACACCGAAGCCGGCAGCACCGACAAAAAAGGAAGAGAAAAAAGTGCCAGAAAGCCCGAAAAACCAGGAAGAACATCCGGTTTTAGAAGGACAGAGCAATATCAGTGAATTTGCTGAAACAATGCCGGTAACCTATGAAAATGCCAAAAATGAGGAGAAAACGGAGCCGGCAAAAGTGGCTCCAGCCTCGGAAGTTCGAGGGCGAGACCAAATCGAAGCAGAACAGAAAGAAGGGGCAGAACCGGCCGAAGTAGTTCCGGATGTTGTCGATGGCGAATGCCAGTACTGTGCCGGCAATAAGGATATCGAGACAAATGATGGATCCTTTCATCTGCACCTGACAAGACATGGTACCGGAAGGATTGAACTTGACAGTGGACTTCGGTATGGAATCATTGAATTTTCGTATTGCCCAATGTGCGGGAGAAAGATGGAAGAATGAAAGAAAAAAGAAAAGAGGCAGCAGTATGTGATGCGGTCGATGTGATCACGGAAGCGATTACGCATTACTATATTCCGAAAAAAGTAAAAATTGCCTGGGACGGCTGTTACGCATACTGCCCGTCGTGTGGAAACGAGGATATCCGCGACACGGAGTTTCATAAATTTTGCCACGAATGTGGACAGAGATTGGGGGAATTGGAATGATCTATGCACCGGGACAGATATATCAGATGGCGGGTACCGGAGAGTATGCCCGGATCCAAAAGTGTTTTGCGGCGAAAGCCCTGTGCCTGATCCGCGGAAGACATCATTTGGTAAGCTATGACAAGTTGTTAGTGCGAAAGGAGATACGATGAATAAGCAGAGCAAAGACGGAATTATTCGTTTGAAAAAGGAAGGATTGAGTAATGCAGAGATTGCCAAAAATCTCAATCTAAAATTAGCAACGGTAATACACTACATTACGTTGATTCGAAAAAGTGATGACTGCCCGGAATGGTTCAGACAAAGTCTCAACGAGCACCGGAAACGGATAGATGATGCCATCGAGGATATCATGAAAGAACTGGCGGCAGGCAGCAGCCTGGAGGCAGTGTCAGAAAAGTATGGTGCATCGAAGAAAACAATTGAAGAGCGCATCAAACTGTACGAAAGTAAATTGATTCAAGATGAATGTGAGAATGAAGAACTACGGTGGATTGTCGAAAAGGCGATGATTGCGACCGTAGATCAGGGCAAGGTTTTGGCACTGGCAAGAGCCGGCTGGAAGTTGAAGGATATTGCCGACGAACTTGACGTGACGGAACAGGTTATAAAAAAGGTGCTGCAAGGATATTTATCAAGGCAGCAGGGTTTGAAAGGATGATTCGAATGCAAGTCGATGAAATTGTTGAAAGTATTGTAAAAATAAGCGGGCGATATAATCCGTATACTGTTTTTTTCGATTGGGTGAAAATGTATGCCATATCAATCCAAAATGCTTGTGTAAGTATTCATGGGGACATATGGAAGCATAGAGAAAAAATCTATAAGGAAACAATGAGAAAGTATTCAAAAGAAGAGATAAAAGAGTTTTGCCGAATGTCGGGACTTTTAGTAAGTTGTTTTGAAAAGAACGGAATTAAGGATTATCTGGGTGATATTTATATGAAATCCGGAGCAGGGAGTAAAATTACAGGTCAGTTTTTTACACCCTTCCACATATCCGTTTTAAATGCGACAACGTTACTTTCTAATGTTTCAAAAGAAGAAAAAATTCGTCTGAATGAGCCGAGTGCCGGAGGCGGTGGGCTGATTTTGGCCGCCGCAAAGGTTCTTGAAGATAAAGGAATTAATTATCAAAAATGTTTAGATGTTACTGCGCAGGATTTGGATTGGAATGGTGTGTATATGACGTATATTCAATTATCCCTTTTAGGGATTGATGCGGAAGTGATTCAAGGAAATACCCTTTCGCAAGAGGTAATTGAAAAAAAGGTATCAAAAGAAAATATTTTGTTTACACCAGCTAGAATGGGGGTGTTTATATGACAGACAGAGAAGAATTATTTGACAAGTTATGTACGCTGATTCCGGACATTGACACAAGAAGCAGACTGTATCTTATCCTTGACAAATATGAGATCAGTAAGCGAGAAACGGCAGTTGCTTTATTAAAAACAGACAGAAACGAATATCTTTTGCAAGCCTTTATTGTTGCAAAAACAGTGAAAGGCTGTACGAAAAGGACATTGACATACTATGCAACCACGGTTCGTTTCGTCTTTCAATATATTGGCAAGACGGCAGATGATATCACAACAGAGGACATACGCCTTTATATTGCAAAGCGCATATATCAAGATCGTGTTTCAAAAACAACAGTTGGAAATGAAATCCGCAATCTTAGAAGTTTTTTTGGGTATTTGTATCAAGAGGAACTTTTAAAGCAGAATCCAATGTTTCGGATAGACACCATAAAGAAAGAAAAAACCAAGAAATCAGCTTTTGACGAATATGAAATTGAAAAAATGCGTGCTGTACTAAAAACAAACCGAGACAAAGCAATTTTTGAAATACTATTGTCAACCGGATGCCGCGTGAGCGAACTGGTAAACATAAAGCTCTGCGAAATTGACGGAGATAAAATTCTTGTCCATGGAAAAGGACAAAAGGACAGAAATGTATACTTGAATGCAAAAGCAATGTTTGCTCTGGAGCAATACTTAGCAGAAAGAAAAGATACGAACCCTTATCTGCTTGCTGGAGGATACTTGAATGATGATCGAACCCGGACTTATAGAAAAAACTGGTATAAGAACCCGGAATGTGTTACTCCGGATCAACATTTGAATAAGGCTTCTGTTGAGCAAATGATGCGAAGAATTTCCAAAAAAGTGGATGTTCATGCATATCCACATAAATTTCGCCGAACCTGTGCAACGTATGCACTTAGAAGAGGAATGCCAATTGAACAGGTATCCAAGATGCTTGGACATGAGTCGATTGAAACAACGCAAATTTATCTTGATTTGTCAGAACAGGATTTGAAAGAAGCGCATCGAAAGTATGTGATTTAAAAGTTAGGAAGGAGCAAAACAATGAGAAGATACAATGGAAAAGTACGGTTTTTAGAAACGGATATCAATTTTACTGCCGGTAAAATCTACGAGATCAAGGATGGCAAGATTGCAAATGACCGGGGAGAAAAATTCCCTCTTTATGATGAATTTTGGAATTTTGAGCAGGTAAAGGAGTATTTTGCTGTAAATGGTCAGTATGACAAACAGGGGATTTTAGTGGAGGAATATAATCCAAGTACCTTAAAGAAAGTTTATATAAGCGGTCCGATTACCGGGACAAAAGATTACCTGGAGAAGTTTGAAGATATAGAAACTGCTTTGGTTCTGGTCCATCAAGGAGTGGAGGTGATCAACCCCGCCAAAGTAAACGCCAATTTGCCGGAAAGCACCACATGGGAAGAGTACATGAGAATGTCCCTGTGTATGCTGAGTATGTGTGATGGAATTTATATGATGGAAGGCTGGCAGCAGAGCCGGGGAGCAAATCTGGAATATGCTTATGCAAAGGGCATGGGAATAATGGTGTTGTGAGAGAAAAAAACAAGGCTGCGCCTTAACGATTCTCATATGTTAAAGCGACAGCCCAACTGCTTTAGTAATACATTATGTACATTAGGCATTCGCGAAGAGCGCCCCAAATGGGATCCTGTGTCAATTGTTCTAATGTGCAGAACAGGATCCAGAGAAAACAGAGAACATAATGTTTTCGGTTTATTATCATAACCTAATCTCCTTTCTATCTAAAATGTTAATAATAGTATGACTATTATTTTTATTTTTTTTGAAAAGGTGTGTAAAGGCTTAAAAAGATTGGAGAAATCAAGATGAGATTGAATGACGCAACGATTCAAATTGATAAAAATTATTTGCAGAAAATTGTGGATGAAAAACTAAAGAGTATCGAATTAGATATTCAGGCAATAAGGAATAAGGCTTTTGATGATGTAATGGAAAAATGTGAAATACAAAGCAGAGTAATTTGCGATGCAGAGCAACAAATAGCATATTATGGATTAAGCATTAGAGAGCTACGTGATATAGTAGCTGGCTTAAAACAAGAAAGTGAGGAAAACAAAAAATGAAAAATAGCATCAATGAAATCATCCAGGCAGCAGTCCATGCGTTTGCTCAATCGGACATCATGCACGGACGACTGCCAGATTACGACGACTATTTTGGCGCGGTAAGAATAGCTGTATACATCCATAACATTTCCAAGATGATAAATGGAAAAGCATCGGCAGGATAATTGAGTTGCGCCGGCACAACAAAAATCAAGAGGCAGCAGTAGAAAGGAGATTATGCTTTGGAAAAAGATCAAAAAGTAGAAAACGACAAAAAGAAAAAATACCTTTGGGGATATCTTGATGCATGTAAAAGATTGGCCGTTTTAGAAGAACAATTGAAGTCAATCCGGCAGGTGGAACAGGTGGCCAAAACGCAGAAACTCTCCGATATGCCGAAAGGCGGCGGACACCAGACAGATCTTTCCGATTTGCTTGTCAAAATCGAGAATTGGCAAAGAAAGATTGATGAAGCAAAGGTAACCGCAATGAGTATCAAGGTGGATATTGAGACAAAAATCACGGAAATGACGGATCCAAATGAACAGAAGGTCCTTCGAATGCGCTACATAGAGGGAAAAAAGTGGAATGCCATTGCGGAAGAAATGAAATACAGTTTGCGGCAGGTGATCAATATTCATGGTAGTGCACTCTTAAATGTACAAATAAAATAAACATTTCATATTTTTGCATACTTATATGTGCTATTATGATAGTGTAAAGAATCCCCAAGATAGTATCCTCCCCATAAAGGGCAGTTACCGAGTGTAGCTGCTCTTTTTGCGTTGCTTGATTGGGAATGAAGGAAGGTGGTGTTTTGAGTGAGATTAGAGAACTAGCAGAGATAGATTATATTTCCGGGATGAAGTACAAAGAAATTGCAGAAAAGTATAATATTTCAATCAATACAGTGAAAAGCTGGAAAATCAGAAGTGGGTGGTCCAGATCATCCAAAAAGGGTGCACACAAAACGAAAAAAAGTTGCACACAAAATGAGAAAAAAGTTGCACACAAAAATGAAGAGGAAACACCACCGTGTGAGTTTCCAGAAAATGACATTGAAGAGGCCGCCCGTAATGAGGAGCTAACTCCTAAGCAACAGCTGTTTTGTGCAATCTATGTAAAGACATTTAATGCAACAAAAGCATACCAAAAAGCATTTGGAGCGAGCTATAATACGGCAGCAGTGCTTGGCAGTAAAATGTTAAGAAACCTTAAGGTAAAAAAACAGATTGAAGACCTCAAAATAAATCGGTTCAACAGAGAACTTTTAAGTGAAGAGGATATATTTCAGAGATATATTGATATTGCATTTGCTGATATGACGGATTATGTGGAATGGGGATATGAGTGGGCTGAGGTGCCGAACGGGTTCGGTGGGACTATGTCTATCAAAAAGAATGTCGTTCGATTCCGAGACTCCAAAGAAGTGGACGGCACTTTGATCAACGAAGTCAAGACCGGTACATCGGAGACGATAAAGCTGCCGGACCGAATGCGGGCGCTGAAATGGCTGACAGAACATATGGATATAGCGACAGAAAAGCAGAAGGCTGAGATCGCACTTCTGAAAGCCAAAGCAAATCTAAATGAAAATGAAATCATAGAAGATGATGGTTTCCTGGAAGCATTAAATGGGACTGCCGGAGAGGACTGGTCGGATGAAGAGAATTAAAAAGATATTTACATTCCGCCCGTTTTCTAAGAAACAGAGGAAAGTGCTCAACTGGTGGTGTGATGCATCGCCGGTGAAAGATAAGGATGGAATAATAGCAGATGGAGCTATCCGATCCGGAAAAACGATAAGTATGTCGCTGTCTTATGTAATGTGGGCGATGTCAAGGTTTAGTGAGGAGAATTTTGGAATGTGCGGAAAGACGATAGGATCTTTCCGGAGAAATGTGCTGTTCCTGCTAAAACTTATGCTGAGGTCACGCGGTTATCATGTGGCAGATCATAGAGCCGATAATTTGGTTATCGTGACAAGAAATGATGTCACAAATTATTTTTATATATTTGGAGGAAAAGACGAACGGTCGCAGGACTTGATACAGGGAATCACGCTTGCAGGCTGTTTTTTTGACGAAGTGGCTTTGATGCCGGAATCCTTTGTCAATCAGGCAACGGGACGTTGCTCGGTTGACGGAAGTAAATATTGGTTCAACTGCAACCCCGATGGTCCGTACCATTGGTTTAAGCTGAATTGGATAGATAAAAAAGAAGATAAGAGATTGTTGTACCTCCATTTTACGATGGACGACAACCTGAGCCTGAGTGATCGTATCAAGGAAAGATACCGCACAATGTATAGCGGTGTGTTTTTTAAGCGGTACATACTTGGGCTTTGGGTTGTTGCCGAAGGAATCATTTATGATATGTTCCGGGAAGAGGAGCATGTTATTCCTCAGAAAAAGGATGATGATTTTACAAATCATTATGTGTCCTGTGACTATGGTACACAGAATGCAACGGTATTCCTATTATGGGGAAAGGACAGAGATGGTACATGGACTGGTGTACGCGAGTATTATTACAGCGGCCGCGATGAGGCAGCACAAAAGACAGATAGCGAATATGCGGATGATCTGGAAGAGTGGCTGCATGGTTTGAAACCGACTATAGTGATAGACCCGTCAGCTGCCTCTTTTATTGCAGAACTGAAAAAAAGAGGATATCACATAAAAAAAGCAAAGAACAGTGTCCTGGACGGAATAAGATTTGTCGCATCGCTATTGATGCAAAAAAGATTGAAGTTCTGCGAAGGATGTAAAAATACAATTAAAGAATTTGGTGCCTATATCTGGGATAGAAAGGCATCAGAAAACGGAGAAGATAAGCCGGTGAAGAAATTTGACCATGCCATGGATGCGGTTCGTTATTTTTGTTATACCGTTATTCGCAAAGGAAATGGCTTATCTGTGTTGAAATGAGGTGAAAGTGTTGGATCTTGAAAGTGCCAAGAAACTGATAAAAAAATATGCTGCCGGTCATGAGGATTATGTAAATCAATGTGAAGTGGCAGATCGCTATTATCGCAATAAAACAGATATCTTATTTAAAAAGCACGATATGGATGAGCAGGGAAATCCGATGCGAAAAGCGGATAACCGCATTCCACGCAACTTCCACGGACTGCTTGTTAATCAAAAGGCGGCTTATGGCTTTACGGTACCGCCGGTACTTGATGTGGGAACGGCAGAGAAAAACAAAAAGATCCGAGCTGTTCTTGGAGACGAATATACTAAAAACTGTATGCAGATGTGTATCAATGCTTCTAATATGAATGCGGCATGGGTGCACTACTGGCGAGGAGATAATGGATTTGAGTGGGCGGTCGTTGACAGCAGGCAGATCATCCCGATATTCGATTGCAGTTTGAAGCAAAAACTTATCGCGGTACTTCGGACATATCCATCCTTAGAAGATGATGGCGAAAGATCTATTGTGTATGAATATTGGACAGATAAGTGGTGCCAGGCCTTCCGTAGAAAAGAATCTGACACGATAGTAGAAGGGTTACAGTATTACTATGATGCGTTTATCAATCCGGAAACCGAGGAGCCAATCGAAGAATACCAGCACGATATCGGAGAAGTGCCGTTTATCCCTTTTTGGAACAATAATATTCATACCAACGATCTGTGGAATATCAAGCATTTGATTGACGTGTACGACAAGGTGTTCAGCGGCTTTATCAATGACTTAGACGATGTGCAGGGATTGATCTTTATTCTGACCGGGTACGGTGGAACAGATCTAAACGGATTCCTACAGGAATTGAAAAAGTACAAGGTAATAAAGCTGGATGATGAGGAAGGCGCAGGGGTAAGTACACTGAACATCGAGATTCCGATTGAGGCGAGAAACAGCGTTTTGGAAGCCACGAGAAAAGCTATCTTCGAGCAGGGACAAGGCTTTGATCCGCAGCCGGAAAACTTTGGAAATCAATCGGGAGAAGCATTGAAGTTTATGTATGCGCTAATTGAAATGAAAGTAGGATTGATGGAAACGGAGTTCCGCTTGGGATTTGCAAAGCTGGTTCGGGCAATCTGCAAAATGGAAAACATAACCTGTGATGTGATTAACCAGACATGGACGCGTACCCGTATCAAAAATGACACGGAACTTGCCAACATATGCAAAGACAGTGTCGGCGTAATCAGTAAAAAGACCATCCTTAAAAATCATCCGTTTGTGGAAGATGTAGAGGAAGAGTTAAAGCAGTTAAAAAAGGAAGAGGCTGAGACAGAGGGGCAGCAGGATACTTATCAGACGGCTTTTGAGGGAAATGATCAATAAGAGGTGCAGGTATGAAGCAGGGCGAGTATTGGAAAAAACGATTTAAAAAGATGGAAGAGGTGCAAAATGATACTTCCCTGAAAAAGAATATGGAGATCCAAGATCTATTTGATCGTTCGATGTGTGAACTGGATAAAAAAATCCGAGTATGGTATCAACGGCTCGCAGACAATAATGGAGTGTCGATGGTAGAAGCGAAGAAACTGTTGTCAAACAAAGAATTGAAAGAGTTCCGTTGGTCGTTAGAAGAATACATACAGCATGCCAAAGATAATGAACTGGGGCAGTTTGAAAAGGAACTTGAAAATGCGTCGGCAAGAGTGCATATCGGACGGCTGGAAGCATTAAAAGTCCAAGTGCAGGCAGAGATGGAAAGAATGTTTGGAAATTATACGGACAGTATCGACCAGCATATCCTTGATCTGTATAACAATGAGTACTACCATACGGCATTTGAAATCCAAAAAGGAATCAGTGTCGGCAGTCAGATACAGGCATTAAACAAGGCAAAGGTGGAAAGTATCATTCGGAATCCATGGGCGGTAGACGAGCAGAGCTTTTCGGATCGTATCTGGAAAGACAAAAAACGACTGATCAACACAGTGCACCAAAGTTTGACAAAAATGTGCATCACGGGAGACAGTCCGGATACGGCCATTAAGGAAATTCAGACAACGATGAATACGACAAAGCGAAACGCCAGCAGGCTTGTAATGACAGAGTCTGCCGTGTTTGCCAATAAAGCACGAAAAGAGTGCATGGAGAATTTAGGTGTACAGGAGTTCGAGGTGATTGAGACCTTGGATGGAATCACATGTCCAAAGTGTGGATCGATGGATGGAAAGCACTTCCCCATGTCAGAATATGTGGTAGGTGTTACGGCACCGCCATTTCATCCAAATTGCAGGGGCTGCACCTGTCCTTATTTTGATGATGAGTTTACTGTCGGAGAAGAACGCGCAGCCAGAAATGAAGAGGGCAAGACATATAACGTGCCGGCAAATATAACGTATGAGGAATGGAAACAATCGTTTGTGAATGGTAACAAGTCATGCTTGCAAGAAATTAAGACAGAAAAGGAAATGACTGTTGAAGAAATTAAGAAACAGATTTCTGAAAATAATGCAAGAATTGAAATATTAACGTCAGAATATAGTCAGAAACATCAAACTTTGGAAAATGCCCTATTGTTTGGTAATGAAAACGTCGATACGCTTAATAGAATGTCGCAAGAGGTTCAGGAAGTAAAAGCAGACCTCGATGATATGATTGCAAAGACGGATGCGCTGAAAGAAAAACTTCCACAAGAAAGTGTTCGAACTGTTCAGTCGGTAGTGGTTGAAGGAAAGAACATAATAGGTGATGTTGATTATACTAGTCCTGACTTTGCCAAGTTTAACCACGTTATTGAAAAATCAATGCACGCACAAGGATTTGATGGTACCCCAAGTGTTGTTGAATATGAAGATTTCAAGAAAGCAATGGAAGAGTCAGGTTTCTATGCAGAACGTACATATTCAGCAAAAACACAGAAAGAGTTGGACGAATACAGAGAACAGTTGTATAATGGTAAGTGGTATGTTGATTGTTCAGAAGGTGGAGCACAATATGGTCAAGGGATGTATTGTGCATCCTGTTATGACCTTACTAATAATAAACAGATGGGTGGTATTGGAATGGAAATGTCACACTATCAACAGATTGGTTTGGGGCGAGGTAATGGCTTTTACTATACGGAAGGTATTACACTAAGACCTGATGCAAAAATTTTTGAAATTCCAAGCGGTAAGAAAGCGGATGAATATATTGAAGATGCTTTCAGAAATGCCTATATGAAAAAGTTTGCAAGCAAAGAACAGTTGGCACAGGTTGAACAGTATATTGAACTTAGAGAACAAATTAGCAATTTGACATTTACGGAAAGTTCTGAATTTATTGACAACCTATATGAGAAAAGTGTAAACTCTTCAATAGGATTGGAAAGTTTGATAAAAGAAGCGCTAACTGCAATGGAAGATATAACGGATGGCAGAACTTATCACAGTCTCAAAAATCCGGGTGTATTGATCACTGAAATGGGTTATGATGCTATTAAGGCAACAGATCACGGTGAAAGTGGTTCATATACAGTAATTTTGAATAGAACTAAAGTTTTATTTTGTAAAGGAGGTTCAGTCTATGGAAATTAAGAGAAAAAAAGATGGGAGTATTGAAGGAATGACAACAATGGGAGATTTTGTCAAGCAAGAATTTACTGACGAGGAAAAAAAACGTCTGGAGAGGAAAAAAAAGTATGATGAAAAATATGGAATAAATACTGTGAAATAGGCGGTGTTTATACGCAAAAACATTGGCAGGAATCTGTAATGGCAAGGTCAGGTTGGTGGAAAACGCAGAATTTCGAGAGGCAGGCAAGAGCGAAACCACAATAACAATAAATGAAAGGAGTGAAACCATGAAGAAACGGTTAGTTAAGACGTTACATTTTGAAAATGGTAAGTTGTATGCTACAACGCAAGGGAGAAGGATCCTCTTGGCAGAGTGTCGGCCTAAAGTTGAGATATATGAGCATGAGACAGATATACCGGTATTGGGAAGACAAAGTTATACGGTAAAGAAACGGCACATTTCAATCGTGATATGCAGCGATATGGAGTATACACGGGATGTGGACGAGAAGTTTCTTCGCACGGTATCACAATTTGAATTATCAGCGGATATCCAGAGAGAGGATGGAGTGTTCGAAAATATTGTATTTGACAGTTTATATCCGGTAGAAATAGATTTAGATATTGACTGGATATTTGAAACGGAAAATCAAACGCTTATCCGGAAACTGTTAGAGGTATGAGTGTAATCATTTTTTAAGTTGCGCTGGCGCAACACCGGAGCAAATATTGAATAAGAGATCAACAGGGCAAACACCCTGTTTTTTTAATGTCCAAAAACTTATGACGATTAAACTGTGTGAATATGTCGGGGGCAGACAGTTAAATGCCCGGTGTGGCTACGGTTAAAGCCAGGAAGGAGTAAATGTGAAACTTGAAGAACTGTTAGGAGAAGAACTGTATGCGCAGGTAAAAGCAAAGCTGGATGCGGCCAACGAAAAAATCGAAAATAAAAAGGATTATGTTCGATATGTTGACTTATCCGAGGGCAATTATGTCAGCAAGGAACGCTATAGTGGTGTGGCCGGCGAAAAGGAAGGCTTGGAGGGTCAGATTACTACGCTGAACAAAACCATTGCAGATTTGAAAAAGAATAATGCTGACAATGAGGACTTGCAAAAGACAATTGCTGATTTGCAGGAAGATTTGAAGAACCAGCAGAAAGCGAATGAAACTATCATTCGTACAAATGCTTTGAAGGAGAAACTTTCCGGCGAGGGCGTGCTGGATCCGGATTATCTCATCTATAAGGCAGGCGGACTTGATAAATTTACGTTTGACAAGGAAAATAAGCCGGTCGGGGTGAGTGATGTTGTAAAGACATACAAAGAGGATTCCACGATGGTGCATCTTTTCAAACAGGATACCAAA